TTCTAAGATTGTACTCGTTAACGCATCGAGATCTCTTTTATTGGCTACACGATCCTTCATTTGATCGCGAAGAAATGAAATAAGAGCGCGATGGGTAAGTTCTTTGACTTCTTTATTCTCGTTAGGGTCAAAGCTTTTATTATTATTCTTTGATGATCGTTTGTCTTTCATCATAATTATTTAATCTTTTTGTCATATATCTATCGCGACCATGATAATCAGCACTGTTTGATACACCATGTCTAATGAGATATTCAATAATTACTTCAATACTATCTGTCTTAATAAACATATTCTTAGGTATACGACGGCCACCATCGTGTAGTTCGAATACCACTTCATTGAGTGTATCTTTATTACGATAGCATGTAATAAGTACAGAAGTTTCACTAGGATTAACCATAATCGACCACTGTCTAGGATCTGATTTTGCATAAACAGCAAAAATCTTTATAACTATAAACCCATTATCACGGAGCCGTTTAATAAAGTAACTTGGGGTTCTAAGCTTATTCTTGCTCATTAGTTTGAAAGCGCCGATACAATAAACTTAAAAGCAGATGTTTCAAGGTTTAGATCAAGCGTAACTACTCCCATTTTAGTTATTATTTGTGAGTTTATCTCTTTAAATCTCATAGAAGAAATTATTCTAAATATCTCAAAATTCAACGGTATAGCTAATGCAAACTGTGTTCCTTGATAATTATTGGAAATATTAATACCATATGAGTCTATGTTCGGTCTCATTTTATCTGTTAATTCACCGTAAACAACAGTATCCTTAACAGAAATATATATCTTATTTGTATCTGTACTAACAGAACTACCTTTTATGAGGTTCATTACTGCAGGGTAAAGTAAGGTAAATTTACCATCAAACTCGAATTGATTTAACTTCTCTACATTAAGTTTGGGTGAGGAAATAATATTATAATCATAAAGATGATAATTAAATCTAACGCTATTCGACTTATAGCCAATAAAATTAGATGATATATCTAGATCGAACGACTCTTCTTCAATACACGATATAACTCTACAAAGCTTTTTAAGATCAGGTACATTTAACGTATTAGTAGATGTATTTGTTTCTTCAGTATGTTCGACATATACAATTACTGTATTATCACTAGTCGATATTAATGAAGTTATTTTTTTATTATCAATTTTAATTACAGCGCTATCTGATACTCTACTTAACGGCGTTAAAAAATTATTTAAAAACTTTTCTTTACTAGAAACCTTTAAGGTCATTATAATAATATAACCTCTTTATACATACAAATCAATCGTTTTTTATTAAACTGATTAATTTATCAAGCTTTCTATCCATTCTATCAATAAGGTCAAATATTTGCTTCGAAAGAGGTGAGCTTTCGAAATTAAATTCTAATTGATTAGGGTCAGACTGCTGCTGCACAGGAATAGGCGTCAAGGGTTGCTGCATATTAATCCCTGCATTAACAACTGTATGCATTGGCTGTTGTATAGGTACGTGATTACCCACTGCAGGAGCTGATAGGGCACCAGGAACCGAATTTAAAACATGCGCTGGATCTAATGTCATACCTCTAAGGGTAGCATTTTGCCCAATAATATTACGATTAAGTTCTTTTAAATCGCCTGTAAGGTGCTGCCCCATAAACTGCAGGGCCGCCAGCTTTATCTCTTCAGGCGTTAATTCCTTAAAAGTGTCGTCCATTAATTAGAGATCCTTTAGCAGTTCGCTAATAGAGTCATCTTCGTCCGTTTCAGCTTTTTTACTCACTTTAGCCGTAACAGCAACTACGGGCGTAGGTGCAGAAGTCTTTTTCTCAACTACTTCACTTATACTTTCAGCATCTTCCGGGTCTTTTGTACCATGATAATGCGCATTAAGTGATTCCTTTAATTCGTCATAACTTTTAACGCTAACATATGACTCGAGATCAAATGCATTGCCGTAGATCTTTTTGAATGCATCTTCATCAAGACCTTCAATTTCCTTAGGAGCGGAAAATTTTGAAGAAACATATGTAGGATAATCACCTTGTTTCTCTACTTTAATTCTCAAATTACACCCCTTAGGAGAGAGATCAAAAATACGCGGACCGAGATCAGCGGCTTCTTCACCCTCAATAGCATCCATAATAATTTTATGAAGCTGACGACCGAAACGAAGCAGCTTTACTTTTCCGTTATTATCTGCATTTACGGGATCATTAACAATATAAACACTAACTAGCCAATTTTCTCTACGTTTAATAGCCAGAGCCTTTTCTTTCTCTTTTTCAGTACCATTGCGTAGTACACGATATCGCTCTTCAGCAATCGGATCGCGCTGATTCCAAGTGGTAGGGCTAATTAGTGTAATAAGTTGACCGGTTGTTAAGCTATTCCAAGCATAAGAATAATAATGAAAAAACGTCTTAGTTGGATCTTTAACGTTAGGTAGTAAGCGGACAATATATGTATTGCCTACTTCACAGCGCAAGTAATCTTTAGCTTTTGAAGACGAAGATTCGTTATTTTTAGTTAGGGCCCCTTTAATACTTTCAAACATTGAATTGGTAAATGTACTCATCCCTATATGATACTAGCTTATTAAAATAAATCAAGCACGATTTGAAATTTTTTTAAAGCCAAGCTCGACTAATTTAATAGCTTTACTAGAATTATATAATTTTGTTCTAAACATTGAAATATTATTATAGATCTCTTCACCTATAATAAATCTGACGACTTCAGCATCACGAGACTTAACCCGCTTTTCAAAATCAGAATAACCAAATAAAGTATACAGGCAAATATTATGTTCTCTAAGATGTAATATAAAAGAATATTCATTATTAGTTTTATGATCTATATATTGCGGTACTAATATATTGTTTTGTTTACAAAAATTATATATAAAAACCAAGGATGTTTTAATATTATTAAGTTGTTCTGTGCTATCCGGATCTTGCAAAGTTTGCTTCTTATTATAAAGGGTATATGCTTTAGGCGCTTTAAAATACTCTTCCATTTTTATATGTGGAAATTTTCTTAAAAAAGAAGAGACTTTCTTAATCGCTACAAAAGTTTTTTCGTCTAATTTTTCGAAATCTTTTCTATATTTAAAGGGTAAATTATTACTCCCGCGAGATACCTTTAAATATGTATTGTATATGCGCTTATCGTGCTCTGTAATCAACTGTAAAACTTCCACTTATTTCTCATCACTTGCTTCTTAATCTTACGAAGCGCACTTGGCTTGTAATAACATCTACGTATACGCAATTCCTCTAAAACACCAGATTTAAGAAATTCTCTATTAAACTTATTGTAAGCTTTATCAAAGTATGCTTTATCTGTACATCTCTTTTTATCTAAAGTAACTGATGCTTTTATTACTCTACTCATACGGTCAACATTTTCTTATTACTGTTTAAAAATTTCATGATGTATTTACTTTTATATAGGCTAGAGTCAAATTGCAAGAAAAATTTAACAGCGCTAAAATCATTTTTGAGATCGCAATACTCTTTAAATAAATCTCTTAAATTCTTATTCTTTAATAAGTGTATAAAAACATTAGCTAAATTAAGTTTTTTTGTATTAATAAGTGTTACGAATGAACAAAAAGATAAGAACAAGTGTGTTTGCTCATATTCCGTTAAGTGTTCTAGTGGATCGTACCCTTTCACAGTCAACAACTAATTATTGACTATTTATTAAAAATCAAATGTCTAGGGCAAGTTTTGATAGAGTACTAATAGAAGATGTACTAGCTTCTGTATCGTTTATATGTTCGTCCTCCGTAATAGTTAAGGTTGAATAGTCAATTCTCATAGCGCAATGGCCGAAATTAGGTCCAAATCTATTCTTCATAAATCCCATTTTTATCACTCCGAGCTCTTTATCTGTATCTTCTTGCCAAATACTTAAGATAACGTCGCCCGTCATTGCTAAGCCTATACTCTCTGAGATCGTCTTTAAGCCGGGATCTGTAGTCTCATACCCTTCTCTATTTAATTGTGTAGCTGATATAATTGGACAAGAGAATGTATAAGAAAGAGCGCGTAACTGCTCGGTGCACATCTTTATACGTTCATAGCTACTATCCCCTGTTGTCGAACGTAATAAATTGACATAATCTAATACTATAGCATCTATATGAATGCCTTTTTGAATAAGTTTTTTGACAAATGCCCTTAAGTGATTTGCTGTAATAGTCGCGGGTGGAAATTCTTTTATAATTAGCTTAGCGTTAGGATTCTCAACACAATACTCATTAATTTGGCTTTTTAACGTTTCAGATTCTATTTTAAGCTGGCTGAGTGGTATCTTAGATACACTGGAACAGAGCCTCTTGGCATAAACTAATTCAGGCATCTCAAGAGATACCAATAATACGGTTTTACCTTTATTAGCAATATTTACCGCTACATTGCCTAGAAAAATACTCTTACCTATATTAGTTTCTCCAGCGAACAAGTAAAGAGCGCGGCCCTGCTCAAGAAACCCGCCACCAATCTTGTCATCAAGCCATTTCCATCCAGAGGGAATATAATTTTCATGCGAATTTAAATCTGTTATAACACGATCAATATCGGTAAATAGATCTAAACCTATTTCAGTAGTAAGAGATAAACTACACGCCTTTTCAAACTTTTCAAGAATTTTAGATGTATCAACTTCACTTTTATTAATGTCATCTACGACTTCCATCATAGTATGGTAGACTGCTTTTTCTTTTAAAAAAGTCTCAGTATTTGTAGCTAACTCATCAGGATTAAGATTTTTTTCAATATTATTAAAAAGTTGAATTACATTCTTGAGAGAAGTTTTAAGCTCTTCGGTAATAAGATAAGACTTAATTTCTGTTACTGTAGGTTTGGTATTACGCTTTTCATAAAAATCACTAATAATACTAAAAATAGCCTTAATGTCTTTATTTTTAAAATAAATTGGTTTGATATAATCAATAATTGATGCGAGATATGTTTCATCAGTTAGCGACTTATATGCTATTAATGATTCAAAATAATCTAGATCTAGCTTCGACATTAGTTATAATATACAATCAATTTAACGGTAATCAATGCTGACTATATTCTTTAATAAACTTTTCTTGGCTTTCACGAAAATTTTTATCTTCAAAACTTAATAGCCCAGGCGAATTATGGAGCACCCATATCGGAGCAACACCAAGCTTAAGTTTCTTATAATTTGCATCAATGCTGCTTGCTATATCATAATGGTGAAAATTATAGTTTTCATTAAATTTCCAGCCTACAGACTTTATTTTTCTTGTATCAACACTTAAAAATAATCCGTCTAAAATAGCAACACGGCTTGGCGTGGGGCCAAAGCTTGTAAACATAATTTGATCTTTTGCACAAGGATGAGATACAGCACCACGAAGATTACCGCTCTGAAACCCTCCACACATTAAATGCCATAATGCAGGTTCTTTGATAACAGGATTAATACCACCAGCTAGACCAACTATATCAAACTGTGTATGCGCCCGCTCTAATTTCTCGCAAACCCCAAGATCATCGACGTATACATCATCGTGTATAAAGACGATATGTGTATAATCGGTTTTATGCGTTTCAATTATACTGTTATATAGTATACTTAGCCCTGTTGTGTTGTTTGTATTATATAAAATATCAATATTAGAGTCTTTTTCTTTTAATCTTTGAAGGGATTTATAAGCAAGCGTCTCTCGTTCTCTAGCACCGCGGGTTGCGAAATAAAAAGCAATTTTCATTTTGTAAAGAATGGTGAGTTTGTTTTGAACTTACCTACTGAAGTTATACCTTCCTGCGTTAAAAGATATAGTACACCTTCTTCTAGGGCAACAAATCCTTTTTCTTTTATAGATGAAAAATCGTTAGTTAAAAAATTAGCAAATACAGTACTACCCGAACGACCTATATACGTATTTCTTGATCTCTGATTATAAATCCACACACCAAATGTGCCCTTGAGCTGCGATAAAGCGAAACATATAGCTGCAACCTCGTCATTACTCTTTTTATACATGGTATGAATAAGAGGCGCAATGACTGAAGAATCAACAGTATTAAATGACTTCTTATCGGTTAATTGCGCTTTTATCTCTTTATCGTTAGTCAATACACCATTATGAGCAACAAGCCAATCTTTATACTGAAAGGGATGAGATGTAGTGGGCGAAAATGTTCTCTTAGCAGACGTCGGTGCTTGAGTATGTCCGAGAAACAAATCAAAATCTGCTATTTTTCTCTTCCTTTTTCCATATTCAATAATGAGGTTATCGGCCAACTTAGTTACCCCTGGGGTCTTAAGAATAGCGTGTATCTTGTGACCGATCAATAAGCCGCCATAAGAAAAAGTACCTCTTTTCTTATTACTATTATAGAGCTTTACGTATTTTGTAAATTCTTTAGAGCCAAATATGCCGCAAATATGTTTTACCTCCTAAATTATTATAATAAGAAGATTAAATAATTCAAGATGAATAAAGATGTAAATCTCATCTTCGAAGCGTATAAAAAAGCAAAAACCGTTGTAACGGAAGCACCTATATATAGTACCGGTGATTTAGAGTATACTGGCGACGTCGATTCAGCTCCGGGTAAAGGCTATGGTATAGGCAAAGTTGCTTCAAAAGAGGGAAAGTCAAAGGCCGAAGTAGCTAATACCCTTTTAAGAGCAATTCAAACAAAACTCTTTAAGCCTGCGTTGCATACTATTGACGGTAAAGAATATAAACTCTTTTACCCGGGTAGTAAGATGAAATTTAGAACAGATTTAGAAAATTTAATTAAAAATGAGCTTAAAATCGGTGGGACAGAGGCAAAGTATACAGCGAGAATAGTTGATAATTTGCTTAATGTTTTAAGAGTTGATGCGGAGGGTGGTATTGGTGCTGCCCCAGCTCAAGTCAAGCAAGCAGTCATTTCAGGTATCGAGGGTAAAGATATCGGAACAGGTGGTGCATCAGTACAAGCAGCTCCTGCTACAAATTCGTTTATTAAAAACTCGGGTGTTAGATTTATTAAGGAATGGATGCCTATTTTTGTAGAACTTCCGGATGAGATAACAATTGCTAAGGGAGATCTATATGAGTCTCCTGAGCTACGTAATGAAGTTGTTGAAGCTATAACTCGTGCATATGATGAAGCAAAAGCAAAAGACAAAGAATTAGTTCAAGATTTTATCGACTCATTAAAATTTAAAAATAGTTATACACCTGCAGCCGAGAAAAAAGAAGGTGAAGGAACAGGCGAAGAGCCCATAATAGATGAGTATCCAGAGGGTGATGATGCGTATTCAGTGGCTAAGCAAGAATTTCAATTAAGACAGCGGCCTGTTGACCAAGGCAATTTTAGCTACGGTGACTAATTCTAGAGTTGTTTTAATAACTTTTATATAATAAGTAGTCTAGTGAAGATTAAGGTTATTGGGTGTGGTATATCGGGTATTACTGCTGCGGTATTGCTAAAAGAAAGAGGTCATGATGTTGAAATTTTTGAATCTCGAAATCATATAGGTGGCAATTGCCATGACACTAATTTAGCAGGTACTTTAGTACATAGTTACGGACCACATTCATTTCATACAGATGACGATGAAGTGTTTAACTTTTTAAGTCGCTACACGGAATGGTTTCCTTTTGAACTTAGACCTAAAGGCAATACAGAGCTTGGATTAATCTCGCTACCATACAGCAAAACAACAATTAAAGAGCTTGGAAGAGAGCTTACACAAGAAGAAATTTTAAAATATATCTTCAAGGGCTATTCTGAAAAGCAATGGGGTATGCCGTTAGAAAAAATTTCTAATAGTATTTTAAGTAGAATACCAAAAGTAGCAGATAAAGAGAATCCCACATGGTTTGAAGGTCAGAAATATCAATGCGTACCTTTAAGGGGTTACACTAAGATGTTTGAGAATATGCTGCGCGATATAAAGGTGCATCTTAATACAACTAATAAAGATTGGAAAGAGTATAATACAGATCTGACAATATACACAGGTAAAATTGATGAATATTTTGACTTTTGTTATGGTCGACTACCATACCGATCATTAAAGTTTGAACATACTTTGAGCTATGAAAAGATGAATACATTTATTATTAATCAAAATCGAGCTGACATCCCTTATACGCGTGTTTATGATCATAGTTATTATACTAAAGACCATAAGGGTCCGACAATTATAACAAAAGAATATTCAATCGATCACACAGAAAATAATATTCCTTTCTACCCAATTCCGTTTGGCGAGGGTGTAGAGATTTATAAGAAATATAGTGAACTTGCGGGAAAAGAAGAAAATGTTATATTTTTAGGTCGACTGGCTACTTATAAATATTTAGATATGTGGATGGCGGTCAAACAAGCGATACAAAAAGTTTCATATCTCAACTAAGATATCTTTTTACAGTTATATTCCCCCCAAGGTATCGTAATTTTATAAGAAATCGGGTCTATATACCCAGCATCTATAAAGCCTTTTATCCTCAAGGAGCACGCTGTACATTCACCGCAAGCCTGCTCTTCTCCTTCATAGCAGGTCCAAGTATTACTAAAATTTACATCATGTTTAATACCGAGTTTTATGATTTCTTCCTTAGATTTATCAATTAACGGTGCTTGCACAGCGATTCTGTTGCGACGGTTTAAAGCCGATACTTTATTAATTTGCTCTAAAAATTCTTCGCTACCATCCCAAAACCCTGCAACACTATCAGCTTGTGCAGCTCCATGAAAAACAGTACTAGCCCCTGCGTTTTCTGCAATTGCGAGTGAAATACTTAGTAGCATTAAATTCCTGTATGGAACATAGTTTACCGTCTGTGGATCGCCCATTACATCTTTAGCCTTAGCAACAGCTATCTTCTTATTAAGGAGTGAAGAGACTTGACAAATATCCTTAAAAAACGGTAGATCTACCCATATATGCTCAACTGGTGTATCAATCGATTCAACCTGTGCTGCAGCACAGTTGAGCTCTTTATCTTTGTGCTTTTGTCCGTAATTATAACTAATTGCTATAATCTCATCATACTGACTTGCAGCTAAATGTAACAGTACAGAACTGTCCATTCCCCCAGAAATAGGGACTACAGCTTTACTCGACTGGTGCTTCTTCGCTTTGCGCTTCATTGACGTTATACTTGTATTCCTCTGTTAAGCGCTTGTCGAGTTCAGGAATAATAAATTCCTCGTAGAAAGCGGGGTCTTTAGCAAAAGTCTTTGCATAACCCAGTTTATCACCCTTCTTATACTTACCGCTAGTAATACCAACTGTATAAGTTGCACCGTTTTGTTCAACGATGCCTCTTGCAGTCGCCATACCGAGCAGCCCGCTATATTTGTTAAGCCCGGTCTTAAAAGAAAGGTACATTTCTGTCTCTAAGAACGGAGGAAGAAAACGATTCTTCACAGTTAGCGCACGAAGTGTTGTACCGCTATACTTGTTAGCTTCTGCAAGCTTCTTATCATCAGTATCCATGGAATCACCTTCACCTTCTTTTTCATGGCGCTTAGCAAGCTGTACGAGAATACTCGCCATATATACAGGCCCTGAACCGCCAGCTTGGTTTTTTACCAGACTTGGGAACATTGAGGCAGGATCTTCGTAAGTATGATTAGTAAACAGAATCGTAACGCCAGCCTTGGCAGCTTTAAAGGTTAATGTACGGAACATACTTTTTAAAGACTTTGCACGAAGACCCATATCTGATGCAGATTTATCTTTAGCAACGTCATCAAGCTCTTTCTGTGAAGCGAGATTACCGAGACTGTCAATACTAATAATAAACTTACCTCTTGCGTTATTTTCGATTACACTATCAAGAAAAGCACTAATCTGATTACGGCACTGATCAATAGTATCAACCGGTACATATTTTGTACCTTCAGGGTCTAATCCAACTCCTTTTGTACTATTCTCATCAATAGCGATTTCAGTATCAAATATGACGGGCGTCAAGCCTTTCTTTTGCGCAGTAGCAAGGATCTTATTAACAATAAAAGTCTTACCCGTCTGACTTGGTCCTGAGAAACCTGTTATTCTCCCTTGAGGTACGCCACCATTACGGCAACTACCGCCGAGAATAGCGTTAAGAGCATAGCATCCTGTATCAAACCACTGATCAACTTTACTAAGTGCATTTTCGTTTAAAAAAGATGCTTCTGAATTTAACTTATCTAACGACGCGAATACTTTATTAAGATCTTTATTCATAGATCTATTATATATGAAGTATATTTAAATACAAGTAAAAAATTACTCGTCAAACAACTTTACTACTGGTTCAGAAGAAGGTGCAGTAGCTTGCGCGGCGAACAATCTATCATATTGATCAATAAGACGGGGATCATTGTCAATATCAACACCGATCACAATTGTATTAATATTAAACTTCCAAGTTGTTCCCTCATTACGAGCTTTCTCGCCAACAAACTCTCTAAAATAAAGAGGAATTGTTTGCACGTTGAGTTGACCCTGTTGCGTCGGCTGTACGTGTACGATTGCGGGGTTCTTAACTGTTAGATGTGTTTTGTCAAGAGACACCTGGGTTGCTAAAATTGTTCTTCCGATGTGATCAATAAATGTTACTAAGTTGTTTTGGCTCATAAAAAAAATTTATATTACTTTTATTAAAAATCAACTACACTTTTAATAATTCAAATAAATCTGTCTGTACTTGTGTTCCTGGCGTCTGTAGCTTCCAATTTACAGCATCATAAAACCTTTCTATTACAGAAAAGATAATCTTTTCAAACATAAGTTCATGGTCAGGCTCGAATACACCTTCAAATTCCTTAGGATACGTATACTTGTAGCCTGCAGTTGTTATTCCAAATCGATTAGGTTGCTTGGCGTAAAAATATCTAACTTTATCGCCAGATGAAATTTTTTCATACTTCTTACCAGTATTAAATCTATCTAATAGTAAATTATAAAAGTAAGCAGCTTTGACATGGATAGGCATATGCTTTGCAGTTTTAAATCCATCACACTGCGCAGCATATTTTTCATACCCTTTAATACCCATGACGAAAGATATATCTTCAACGGGTAATTTTTTGAATATATCGTATGTTTCATTAAAAATTTTATTTGTTTGTGCTAAATCGTGGGTCATTAGCATTGTTTCAATAATCTTTTTAACATATGGCTTAATGGGCGCTGGCATTGTAGTACGTACAACTTCTACTCCAGTGTATTTAAATTTATCGCACGGGATTCCTTCTTCATCAAGAACATGTAGTACATATCGCTTTTTTTGTAGAAAGAGCCCTGTATCTGCTATGGCTTCGCGTTTAAAATTTAATCTACAATCTATAGAGCCTAGAGCAGATTCACCCCACTTGACGATATTTTCGTTAAGATGATCTTCTATATCTTGAACCTGCCTATAGTATTCGGGTGTTATCTTACCCTTACTATCAAACATTTTTAATCCTGTTTTTCTTACAATATGTTTAATCGAAACGTATGAGCTATCTGTATCATTATAGATAATTGGCGTATCTGTTGTAATCTCATTGTCTGTTAACGATGCTTTTTGTTTTATATAATTTTCAAGTAGTCTATTCGATTCCTTAATAACTGCTTGACCTGTGAGTGTTATAGACTCAGCCAGTTCATCATCGCCTAGAGGACTGTGCTTGTTCCCAAAATATCCGTAAATTGTATTAATTAAAATCTTAATTGTATGTTGAGTAATATTTAAATTCTCTACCTGCGTATTTGTTTTTGAATATTCATCAGTTAGTTTATCAAGCGTTACAAGCTTCTTCTTAAGAATCTTTAATTGACGTTTAATCTCAACTCTCTTCTTGTAGAAATGATCGACAGTTTCAGGAATAATACCTTTCTCTTTCTGTGTAAAGAGCACTTTAGCTTTCGAAATAGCTATTTTTTCTTTCTTAATAAATTCTGTAAAATTAGGAATAGAGAGGGTAAATGTTTGACCGTTGACGTGATTAATAGTTATTTCCTTATCTGTCTTCTCTGTGATTACACCAACTTTTGTTTCTGGTGAAAGATTAAGAGTAATCATTACATTTGGATATAGACTGTTTGCATCAAAGGAAACAATATTTTCTTGAAATCCCTTTCTAGGTTCTCCAACATATGCACCGGCATTTTGCTCATCATTATGTGATTCTTTATTAAATGTAGGTATACGCTGATCTCTCCCCCTAGCCCGAATAGCACATAACCCTGTAATTACGGAGAGCGACCCTAAGGCGCCTTCAAAAGTGGTTAACCCTGCATATGCAATCATTCTTAATAACTTAAGATATTGCAGCTTTTCTTCGAGTCTAATAAGCAAATTAACGTCTTGTATATTATAATCGACAAATAGCTCCCAATTATCGTCGGCAAGACTTGCGAGATTTGTATCCCCATAATCGATCTTATTTTCACCAAGTTCGGTTTCACCAATCGAATCAAGCTTGTATGATTCTCGGAGAACAGGGCAAAACCTTTTGTATATATCAAGATAATCAACGCAAGACACGCCTTCAATATGCCAATGTACTTGATCACGTCCGAAGCGACCTTTAAAGGTAATAGGGCGTATATACCCTACAGGAGAAAGCTTTTTTGTTTCATCTTCACCTAAAATACGAGTAATCCGGTTAATGATATAAGGAAGATCAAAAAATTCACTATTCCATCCCGATAGAATATCTGGGTAATCGGAGGAAAAATAACTTATAAACTTACTTAATAAATCTTTTTCTGTCTTACAGTATATATACGTACAATTTTCTTTCGTTTGATAGTAAGGCTTTAACCCCCACGAGACAAATCTTTTTCTTAAAGTATCGTAAACTGTAATAATATTAATAGGGTGCTGAGGGTCGTCAGGCTTTGGAAATTCGTCAGGACTATAGGTTTCAATATCAATAAATAGTACGCGTATTGGGTGTTTATTAAATTCCTCTTTCTCATTAGTTTCCCAAAAGCAATCGATTAAAAATTGTTGCTGAATATTGAGATTTTCAAATATACGGGTAATTTTATTATCCTTAAGGTAGCGTGATCTTTCAGCTTGATTTTTAAATTTTTTCTTCTTTAACTTAGTATTAAAAATGCTAGTACAATCTGGATGGTTATTTGTCTCGAGATATATGTATGGCTCACATGTTGAATCAACAGCAATGCGCTTACCAGTATCGTCCCAGGTAAAAAGACGCATCATTTGATCGCGAGGAAGATAGGCTACATTACGGTACACAAGACAATTATAGTACAGCTGCTTGTCAAATCAAGTAAAATAATTAAGCAATATCATTATATAGAGCTATTAGCTTACCATAATTGTATAGCTCTATCTTCTTGACCCCACAGCTTTTTATTTTATTCTTATTAGTGTCATTAAAGAAGTAGTTTGTTGTTTTTTCAGATGTCGGTGCCTGTAGATCTTCAATAATATAGAGCCCGCCCTTTTTAATTGAAGAAAAAAGATTAAAAAAGCAATTCATATGATGATCGTGTAAATGACTTCCATCATCAATAATAATATCAAATTTAGACTGTATATTTAAAATATTTAAAATATCTTCCTTGCAGCCAGCGTCGCCTTTTAGTGTCTTAACTCTTTCAATATTAAAGTGACTACAGTCAACTATATCAAAGCCAAAAATATTAGCTTTAGAAAAATATTCAGATAATACTTTTAAAGACGCTCCAGGAAATAATGGATCTGCAATTCCTATTTCTAAAATATTAATTTTTTTATTCTTAAAGGGTGCGAATATTTTTTCGTAAGTAAATGAATAACAGTGTTTTTCGCGAACTTCGTCGCCTTTATCAGTTCCGTGTTTATTGCAAAGATCGTTAAAGGTCATAACCCATTAATAGAATTTAGGAGCGCTCGTTTTGAATCACCATAAGGATGTGAATACAATTCAACATATTTGTTAATATTATCTTCATTTTCAAGCCATCTACTTTCTGCAACTTTTCTAAACTTAGCGCAGCTGTTCATATATTTTCCTTTTTTCTCCAAAGTATCCTCAATACAACCGATCATTTCTTCACCTGTTTTAAATTTAATAGAGGCGTCTTTATATGTAACAAGATCTTGACATGCAACCGGTAACCCGTAGCTACATGCTTCAATATACTTTAAATCACTTTTAGCTTTGTTAAAGGTGTTGTCTTGAAGTGGTGCAACCATCATATTAACACGGAGGTTATATATTTTCTCTGGATAGCTATACAGTTGAGACCATGGGTGAAACTCAAAATCACCGTTCCTAATATAATTTTGTAGAGGAAGCGGAAAAGCACCTAGAAACACCCATTTATATTTGTCTTTTGTCTTGACAATAGCATCGATTACATGATGAAAATCGTCTTTCTGGCCTACGCGATTATCGACATCAAAATGTGCCCCTGACCCCGCATAAAGTATTCGAGGCTTATCTTCAAAGGCGTCGTAATTCTCTGAAATTCTTTTTTCGTTATAAAAATTACCCATCCACCATTTTGGAGGATAATTTGGAATAACCGTAATATTCTGATTCTTTGTTTTACCTAAGTAATATTCTTTCATGAAATCACATGTTACTGTAATTTCGTCGCATAGCTCCATAATTGCTTGCGCGGTTCTACGAATTGAAGGGTCTGTAAAAGCTGGCTTAAACTTATTATACTCAGGAATATCTTCACTAAATACAAGATCGTCGATTTCATATATAATACGGAACCCAACTTTTTGGCTTACCTCCTTAAGAAATTGTACAAATTTTAATTGACTTTCTGTTGCTTGACGCTGAATTCTAACAGCTTTAACACCTCTATAGTAATTGGGATCAAAGCACATTACAGTACTGCCATGTACAACTAGTTTTTGATGCGCATTTAAAAGATGCTCAGGCCAGATCATGCGCCAAAATCCACATCCACTATAGTCGGCGTAGTAATTTAAAGCTCGAGGTAGATCAAGTTCTGGTGGACGGGGTACATCATTTTGCTTTGGTGCATTACCTACAATAGGTGAGGGAAAAGGTGAAACAAACGGTGAGGGTACGGGAAAGGGGCTAGAAAACATATGATATATTAACTGCTATATTCAATATAATCAACTCGACGAGTAATGCCATTACTCTTCTCAAGGAAAATAATATCGCCTGTAGCTGCTTTTATACTTTCTTTTCTATGGCTTATGACCATAATACATTCATTATACTTTTCAACACGTTCACGTAAAATTCCGATAACCAACTCCACACCGCGCTCATCAAGACTTGAATCAAATAGCTCATCATAAATACTAAAATTAAATGATACATCACCCTGTAAGCGACGAATATCCATAAAGGTAAACAGACATGCTAAATCTATATTCTTTCGTTCAGCGCCACTAAAGTTAAAGTAAGAGCATTGCTTTCCTTTGTTATCAACAATTTCTTCTTCAAAATATTCATTAAATGTACATATACAGTTAGCATCCATCTTCTTTAAATAATAAGCAAGCTTACTGTTAAACAACTGTAATATTTTTTTAACAATATATGATTTAACCCCTTCTTCAGAAACAACAAACCTTACAACATCGAGAGTATTAAGCCTATCTTTAATAGTCTCAATTACTTCTTTTACACCGTTCAATCTATCTTGCTGGTCTTTAATAATAGTATCAAAAGAATTCGAATCTTGCTCTATTTCCTTTAAGTCTTGCTCTAGCTCAATTTGCCATCTGTTAAGCTGATCAAGCCTCTGTACTAAATCATCTTTTTCTTTTAATTTATGCCTATAAGCTCCTGCGCTATCACGAAGCTTTTGTATCTTAGATTCAACTTTTGATTGACCAGATGTAAATTGTTTTTCTTCTGTTTTAAGATCACTAATAGTATCTTCGTGTAATGATATTTCGCTTTTTATCTTTTTCTTTTCTTCTTTGATATGATCTCTATCACCATCTTGAATGCTCCGTAAGCAAGTAGGGCAGACATCTCTATCAGTACCAACGGATGTAAGTTTTTTATTCGCTTGCGTAATAAGAGTCGATTTCTCAGAAATAGAATGTCTAATTTCTTGAATTTTCTTATCAATTTTTCTATTATTTTCTTCCTGCTCTTCGATATCCTTTTTAATTTGTGCGACATCTGGTAACTCAAAAGATTCTAATCGTGTACTAATATCTTTTATCTCTCTCTTATTATTCTCTTGACGAGTTAAATATTTTTCCTTTTTTCGCTGTCTCTCTAGAGATGAATTCTCTTTTTGTTTCTCGAGAGAAATGACGCCTTTAGCAATTTCATCGTGTTTTACGACTTCAATATCAAAGACCTTTTTCTGTTCGTTAATATCTATCTTAAGCAAATCAAGCATTTCACCAAATACACTTAAATTAAAAATGTCTTCAATAAACTTTCTCTTTTCTTGTTTCTTTTTAGCCATAAACGGTACAGTATTGTTTATGGTCATAATCACACAGTTTTGAAATACCTCTGGCGTACTATTAAATTTCGACATTATAAAGGCACTTGTATTAGTAATACTATCGCGAGTTTTATCCTCACCATTAATATAGAGATAGCATTTAGATGGCTCAAGCGTCCTTATAATCTGAATATCTTCCTTAGTATCAAGATGCTGTATAGTTACATCTAGAATAACTTCACAATTTTTTCGATTTACATTATTAATAATATTTTCTTTTTTAAGATCACGGAGCGTTTCACCAAATACAGCAAAGTATATTGCATCAGCAATTGTCGATTTACCTACGCCATTTCTTCGGTCTTCTTTATCTTTATTAAGACCGGTAATAATATGAAGCCCGCGCTTAAAATCGACAGTCACAGGTTGATTACCGACGGAAAGGAAGTTCTTAATGCTAATTTTATTAAAACTTATATTCTTCATGTATTATTAGCCCTCTTATATAGATCTAAGCAATAGCGAGACACATCGCTCTTCTTCTCTATATCAAGTAATGTTACGAATTCTTCAATAGCTTTACTCATATCTACACCAGATAAATCATATGCTTGATCTTCATTTACTGTAATTGAATCATTATAGAGAGTGTAGTCAACAGACAAATTAAACGGTTTGTGAGTAGATATTTTTTGAATGAGAAGTTCAATATTATCGCTTGTAATTTTCTTGTCTACAATAAGTTTGATGATATTGTTATTAACTGTATCTTTTACTTCTGTTGCACTAAGTGATTTAAATGTCATTAAATCAGTTAGTGTTACTTTCTTATGTTTGGGTGAAAGCTTGTTCTCATAAAACGTATAATTTAAATTATTAAAATCTAAAATATAATATCCTTTGGTTGAGCCGGTATCACCAAAATCCATTTCGAACGGATTGCCAACGTATATAATTGTCTGTTTATCATATTTACGTTCGTCGCGTAAATGAAAATGACCGGTCATTATTAAATCGGCTTTAGCTAAAAGATCTGAAGTTTTCATACCATGATCACAATGCTTATGGCTATTCATTTTAAAGCTTTCGATCTCTAGATGTCCAAACAATACATCTGACTTTTTAATAGACCTCACATCTGCTCCCCAAGGTAAAAAGGATACCTCTTTACCAAGCACTGTATATGTTACAGCTTCACTGATTACCAAGATATTCTTCCAGCCGTCTAGAATAGAGAGTGAATTAATATCGGATCTATCTTTATAAAAAGCGTCATGATTACCGACAATAATCACAATATTAAAGTCAGCCCATAGCTTAAGGATCTGATTTACAACATGAATAGTGTTTACAGCAATTTCATCTCTATAATGATAGAGATCCCCAAGAATAAATATATCTTTTATTCCTTTAGCGAGAAGTTCTTTTTTTAGCCACGCTGCCCAGCTTAGCGCAGTTTCGTGCCAAAAGATACTATTTTGATGTACACCAATATGTAGGTCTGCAATGCAGCAGACTTTATCGGTACGTATATTTAATTCCTTCGTCGTACTCACTCAGATGTGTTATAATTATCGTCATTAGGCTCGACATATATATGTGCGCCGCCTGTTTCTTTAGTATCAAGCATAAGCTCGGTAAATACCTTTTCTCGGTATTCATTAAGTACAGCGTGATGTTTATTTTCTTTTTTAATTCGATTGATAAAAGCATGAAACGCAATTGTAGTAAAATATGAGAAAGGACTAAATCCTGTATCGAGTTTAAATTTTTGATTACGAAGAGCGGAGAACATTTTAACTACAGCATCACCTATCATGTCATCCTTGTAAGAGTAGTTAATAAAGTTAGGAGCGTACGAAAGACCATGGGCAATCTTTGTCAAGCTTTCTCCTAGCTTTTGCGTTACATGACCAGATTTATAATAAGCGCGAATCTCTTCTTCAAATTCTTTACTATTAACATAGTGAACTTTATCCTTAGCTTTTACTTTCTTTTTGACTTCAGGTGTCGTGGATGGAACAGCTAACACACCTGTAGCCAATATTTTTGTTAAAGTAGGATCGTTAGTAACATCCTCTGAAAAAACCTCTTTATGGTTCTTTGATTTCTTTGATTGAGTGCTGTATTTTTTCTTTTTCATAAAGTGTTACGCGTTTCTCCATATGCGCCAAGCTGTACTTGAAGTTGTCCGCGATGTCGAATATTATAAGCTTATCTTTATCCTTATGCAAGCGAAGACCTCTTCCTATGGACTGTACTATCTTTATTTTAGCTTTTCCACCGCATGCAAAAACAATATAATGTAGGTTTTTAATATTAATACCGGTAGAGAATATCTTAGATATAGCTACCACTATAATGTCAGTTCTATCTTCCATTAACTTTCTTATCTCGTCTCGCTCAGATACTTCAACCTCTCCTCGTATAAAATAAACCTGTTTGTCGGGGCATTGAGCTTTTATTGACTGATAGAGCGCTTCTCCGTGTTCAATATAATCAATAAGAATCAATGAATTGTTACTCAATTTACATGTTAGCTTACTAATTACATTATTCCTAAAATCACTTCTCATTAGAAATCTTAGCTCCTCCCGATATAAATCTGTCGACGATACTGTAGCATTTCTAAAAGGATCGAGCTTATAGCTTAGTTTTAGAATTTGTACCTGTACATTACTTACATAGTTCTCTAAGCGTAATTCGTGACTATTTTTTTCATATATAATAGGCCCAATCTTCCCAATAATATTCCATTGATCTAATAAACCCTCGGGCATAGTACCGGTAAACCCAAATCTATGTGGCGTCTTTATTCTCTTTAAAATTTTATTAACTTCATTACCCTTGCGAATCTTATGTACTTCATCAACAAAAAGGCAGTCGATATTTTCTATCCATGTGAGGTCTGTATTTTTGCTTTGAAGAATACCTAAGTTTGCAATAGTTACGTTTGCAGTATTACAATCTTCTATACTATGTTTACCTGTCCATTTGCGTGTTGTAAAAGGTACATTATAAGTTGCGAAGTCGGAGAACGTTTGTTCGACGAGGCCTAGATCCGGTACAATATATAAACACTTAAAAGTACTACCGTGTTGAAGAAATATTTTAGTTAATAACGAAGCAGCTGTGAGCGTTTTACCGCCTGCAGTGGCTAGTACCACTGTTCCTCTACCAATAGAAAAGGCCTTCTTAACTATCTCTTCTTGGTAGTCGCGCAAAGGCAGCGCTAGCGGAATAATATTATTACTGTAAAGTGGACTAGACTGCCATTTTTTTGCAGGAGCGATATGATTGTATAGTTCGTCATCCGTCTTTACTTCACCAACAAATTGATTCGCTGTGAGATACTTCCTTATTTCAAAATATAAGCCGGGATCAAACCTACCTGTAGGTGTAATTGCGTACGTGCGTTGTGGGAGAAACCTCCCATAGCGTCTCATAAAAAAAGCAGCTTCATTTTTTACAGAAAAAGCTTCACGAATTTCTTCAAATAAATCTCCCGTGAGAATGCCTGCTCCTTTCTTGCTATCAAAAGAAAAATTAATCATGTAGTTTCTAGCTTTATAATCTCAATAATATTTTTTAAGTCGTATGAAGCAGAGCTCAAGGTTTTTTCAGACTTCTCAAGCAATTCAATAATTAGTTCTAATTCCTTTATTTGATTGTCTATATCAGCAACTTCACTGCATTTATCGGCTGTTCTTTCAATTACAGTAAGCGCTAATTTAACAGGACTTTGCTCTTGTATTTTTTCAACTAAAGAACGTTTTAACTGTTCACGTTTTTTACGTAAATCGTTGATCTGTAATTTATGACGTATGCATCTTCCTGCCCATTTGTGCTTTACGCCAGGTAGCATAAGCTGATAGTCTTTAAGATTTAGCTCGTTAATCTTAAGATCGTTTTCCAGTTCTTTTATGTAATCTTCTAGCAGCATTAACTTAAATAATAGTATATAGTATTATGAAATCAATAAATTTATTCGAAAAGGCATTTAACAATCTCCTTGAGGAAGATAATGTTGCGGGGGGAGTAGGTAGTGCCTTTGGACCGGGTACAGATGGGCCCATTGGATCTTTTGGTAATCAATTTCCTTCGCAAAATGATAAAGCTTATGCACCGGGTGATGCACGGTTGCCTAAGATTCTGGGCGCTAAAAGAAAGAAGCGTAAAAAGGAAAAATTTATAGTGCAAAGAAGACCACTTCCTGGATTAGAATTAAATTCTGCTAAATAACTGCATATGGATTTAGGGCACTGGTTATTAGGTGAAGATGTTATTTTAACAGATGATACTTTTGGCTTTATATATGAGATAACTAATACTGTAACGAGCAAGAAATATATAGGAAAAAAGCAATGTAAATCTAAGCTTAAGCGCAAGCCTTTAAAGGGTAAGAAAAATAAGAGAATAGAAATTAAGGAATCGGACTGGAAGGAGTATACTAGTTCGTCCGCAGAGCTTAATGAAGATATAAAAAAATTTGGCAAAGATAAATTTATTTTCAAGATATTGCGTGCATGTGGTTCAAAGTGGGAATTGGCTTATTTTGAAATACGCGAGCAATTAGAGAGGAATGTTTTAATGCGAGATGACTATTATAATGGCATTATAAATGTAAGAATTGGTCGTCCTCCAAAGAATTTTCTTGAAAGTTTGTAATCTTTCATTCATAATAAAGCATGCTCGATAAACTGGAATTTAAGCAATATAATTTTAGAATACTTAATTTTAATTATATTTTTAAAGATGTAGAGGTTAATATTATTAATGATTTACATAAATTTGAACTCTTGAATGGTAGACTTACAAGTAGTGTTAAAAGGCTCTTCTACCATCATATAATATTCGGTTTATGCGAGGTTCTTATTCACGACCGTACTAAAGAAAAAACAATTATATACTATAACAATACTCAAACAGAAAATTATCAGCTGTTTAAGTATTTTAAAGAAGCTGATATTGGTAAAATAATTGATAATATATTACGGAAGATAAAAAGATTACTTCCTATAAAAATCTTTGTTTCAAGTATATCATTTGAGTACTTGGCTTATCTTTTACAAAAAAATGACGGGCGAAGTGTTGAATTGATAAACAATATAAGAAGCTATTTAAACTCAATAAACCTTGAGCGATATACATTTAGCAATATAAAAACATTTACACAGTTAAATGGATTAACGTTTTTAAATAGAGAATATTTTAGCCAATTGAAAGCTAAGCAACTTATTATTATATAATACAATAAATAATAATATGGCATTTAACGACTTAATAAACAAATATGTTTCTCTTCTCGTAGAACAAGAACCAGCAGCTACCCAAGATGCAGCGGCTCCTGCACCACAAGCAGAGCAACCGGAGGCTCTTCCGAAGAGCAAAGAACAAACAGTTACCGTACCACCGGAAGGCTACGTAGATATGGTTAGATTACTTGCTAAAGCTCTAGTAATGAATGTACCTGCAGGTTCAATCGACGCGCTTTTCACAACTCCTATTACAAAGGAAAATGCAACAGCAGTTAGAGAGGGCCTTCAGGATGCAATTAATACAAACGAGAATTATGCAGATAACCCTCAAAAAATTGCAGACCCTCATGTGCAGCATTTTATTAACTCAATAAATGAAAATAATTTTATGGTAAAATATAAGCAAATTTTAGCTATAATGAAAAATTATAGTAACGATCCTAAATTAAAATGATATGCCTATTAAACCGTACAAGAGCCTACACGAGGTATATCTAGCTAAATCGTTTGCAAAGCCTGTGCCGTTGCTACCAAGACAGACAGTTTTGGGCGAAGAGAAAGGAATGGCAGAAATTTTAATTCAAAAAGATCAAGGTGAACAGCTACCGGTTTATAAAGTACCGAATGAAGTAGCAGATCAGATTCTTAAAACGATACGAAGAGCGGAAGTCTCTCAGGATGAAAGAGGTGATGAAAGTGTAAATAATATTATTGCAAAATGTTTAGAGATTGATCATTGGGCTCGAGAAGGTAGTGGGCAAAAAAGCCCAGTATTTTTTGAAGTAGTACGTGCATTTGATTCTGTAGAGTTAAATTATAAAGAATTTAAAAACTTAGAAGCACTACAGAGCGATAAAGATAATCCAATAAGAAACGTTCTTCTTAAAGATCCAAAAGTTCATAGTCTTAATCAATTATTATCAAATAAATTTAAAGCACTGTTTGTTAATCCTTCTGATGCTTCTGAAGTATTAAGCATTTTATGGAGCATACAGCCTAAGAGTGACGCAAATATTGGTCCAGGAGAGCTGGCGCTAACAATGATAAGTGATGCGATCAAAGGTCAAGAGGGCGACCTTCAGTTTGATTTTGGTCATGTAGAAGTTAAGGGTAATAACGCTGCTCTTGGATCAGGTAAAGTAGCAGTTAACTCAACATACGAAGAGCTTAATAAAATACTTTCTGCTAAAGCTGGTGGTACCTCAGTACAATCTACAAATATTGAGAAGCAAAAAACTGCTATACTGAGCTCTATAGAGAAATACATTAACGAATATTCTGCGTTTATAGCAAATGCCAGGAGATATCTTCCGCAAGATACAGAGCTTCATAAAGCCCATAAGAGCAAACTTGAAGATCTTCAAAAAAAAGCAAACACAGCGAAAAGCTTTCAAGAATTAGTAAATGATATAAAAGATTCTGATTTACCGGAAGTAAATACAACAAGAACGGGTAAAACATCTAAAGGAGTTAAAGCTAAACTTTTAGATCAAATTGAAATGCTTAGACGAATAGAAGCTGGCGAAGTAACTTCAACAGCCGGCGGTGAATATAGTAAATTTAATCCTGCTGTAAATGCCTTTTTTAGTAATCCTCGGATTACAGCAGAAGATAGAATTGAGGGTATTAAGTATGTGCGATCTAGTGATCGTACAAATCAAGAACAAATAGCAGAAGTAGCTAAAAGCCTTTTAGAAAAATACCCTAAATTATTATCCTGGGAGACCGGCGATTCATATTCTGATTTAAATCGATTTATAGGCGCCATACATGTTGCTGAGTACCAGCAAGAGAAAAAATTTAAATATATTGTTTTCTTTAATAAGGATGCAAAAGATAAAAACGCTCTGCCAACTAAAATTGTATCACTTGGCTTTGCTGGTACAGGCAATACATTTAAAGAAGATGTTGTTAAAGTATTTGAATTTTTTAAGAGAGATGATATTAACGCAGCTGTAAAGCTCGGTGTTGATAATACAAGAGGCACTGTAAGGGTTGCAATAACATGATTACCTTTAAGCAGTTTTTACTCGAGGGAGGTGCTGCTGGTCATATGGCCCATCCCTTCGATCTCGCTAACGTCAATTCAGGAAAAGATCTAATAAATGTTTTCAATAAATTAGCAAACAGTCTTGCAAAAAAACCTTCCGTAGTCAAGATAGACGGTGTTAATACATCAATAAGACTTATTACAGATGCAGAAGGTAAGAAGCAATTTGCAATGGATAGAGGTTCAAATAAAAAAGAAGATGTTGAGGGTGTAACTATCGATAAGCTGAGCTTGCGTTTTCCTGCTGGCCATGGTATGATTGAGACGGGCAAAACTGTTCTTGATATATTCAACACCGCAATTCCATCCATAGAAAAAGAACTTAAAAAGCTTGGAATGTGGGATAACGATCAAATTTTATTTAATATGGAATATGTTAAAGGAGCAACTAACGTTGTTGGTTATGTTAATAACTTTCTTGCTATACATGGTTTAAATAAAATTATAACTGTAAAAAGCCCGGTAAAAGGAAGTGTTAGTAGGGCATCGCAAGAAATTCCTTATGATAAGAAAACACTTCAATCATTAATTGAAAAGGTTGATCCAATTGCTAAGAAAAAGGGATTTGATGTTTCGCATGAATTTGTTGTTAAAGTAGATAAAAAAATTGATTTTAATGATGTTTTAAATTCTAAATTTACAGTTAATTATGATACAAGAAATATTGTTACAAAGTCATTGAAGGAATGGCTTTCAAAGGCAGTAAATACTAGGGCAGATAAAATTACTCTAGCTTCTGGCAAAAAAATTAATGCGATGAGTTTAGAAAATTATAAGAATTTTTCTATAGGTGTACCAATGCATCAGTATATTGGTAATAATACAAAAGATATTGAGAAAGCAATTTCTGGTGCTGTTTTATATCATGCAACAATTATGTTAGGTCAAAAGATTAAAGATGTTACAACATCAGAGCTGGGTAATGTGGGTACGCAGGAAGGTATAGTAGTAAGGGACCCTAGTATATCTCCTAACCCTGTTAAAATAACAGGTAATTTTATTTTAGGTAAAGAAGCTGGTAAGTTTGCTAAAAAGGCAGAAAATGAAGAAGGTGGTATTACTGGTCAAATAAGAAACGTTAATCGCGTTAATAATCCATTTAACTACCAAACAAGCCCAGCTTACGGTAGGGAGGGCGCAAGACTTACTTTAACACCTGGATCTAATATATGAAATTTGATTTACTAGTAGAAGAGATATTGCAGCATCAAAAAAATAATCTTATAGTTATATTTCCGGGAAGATTTCAGCCTTTTCATATTGGTCATAAAAGATTTTTTGATATGGCTAAAAAACAGTTTCCAGGAGCTGATTTTTATATAGCTACATCAGATACCCCTGCAAAAGCTGCTTCGAAAGAACCAGATAGATATCCTTTTAATTTTGCAGAAAAGAAACAAATTATGCAAGCTGCTGGTATACCTGAAAAGGAGATTGTTCAGGTTGCTCAGCCTTATAAGCCTATTGAAATTTTAAAGAATTACGATCAAAATGTCGCAAAAGTTATTTATATAGTGGGCGAAAAGGATATGAAAGAGGATCCGAGATTTGCTTTTGGTATAACAAAAAAAGGTACACCAACGTATTTCCAGCCGTTTAAAAGTTTAAACGAAATGGAGCCTTTTAAGGAACAAGGTGGACATGGATACATATATTCACCAGGTACTATTAAATTTAATGTCGGTGGAAAGAATATAACGAGTGCAACAGAATTAAGAAGCTTTTATAAAGCTGCAAACGAAGAGCAAAGAAAAGAATATATTACACAAATACTAGGTAAATTTGATCCAAAAATTTATAATATCTTTAACGAAAAGTTACGTTAACTATTTTTAGCTTCTAAAATATTAATTGTTTCTAGAAGTACTTTTTCTAAAACTTCTTTTGATTCTCTTCTCAAAACGGTTTTTAACTGCTTAACGAGATCATCGCCACCTTTTGAAATAGCACTAAAGAGCTCTTCTTCATTATTTTCCTCAACACCCATTAATTCCATTTCTTGACGTGCTGATTCATAATCCTCATAACCAAATACTGAGTCTAACTGATCATGCGCATTAGTTATTTTGCTTAGAACCCAGGCTTCAACATTGCCTTTATTCTTCAATAAATTGTGTAGCATAGCTGAAAGTTTAAAAATTCTAAATAAAAGCTGTCTAGACATTGTACTGTTGTTGTCGCTATTTTCATCTGTATACCCCTCACAATCCTCGCTTCTATCTTGTGTACAGTCTCTTTTAGGAGGCATTGAAATTTTTTGAATTTTTGAAGGAGAAGGTGTTACACCTTCATTATCCGCTAGAGGCCCAAGACCAAGATTTTCCTTTAAAATCTTCTTATCATAAATTTCGTTTAATGTATCAAAATCTTTGGCAAACATATAATTATTTAATCAAATTCTGTAAAATTATTCATTGATTTATATAAATGAAAACCACTTAATAATCAATAAATATATAGATGGAACCCTTTAAGGATTTTTATAATAAACCTGTCCTTGGTGTTAATGAATATATTGACATTAACGGTATTGGCCGATTAAAGGCAAAGATTGACAGTGGTAACGAAGCTTATAACGTGCTGCACGGTGTTGATGTTGAAGAAAATGATGAAGAAATAACATTTACTACTGTAGGCAATAAGAGAATAAAGGCACCAAGAAGCGGTGAAATAAAGATACATATAGGTAGTGGTGTAAAGGAAGACAGACCAATAGTAATGTTGGATATAAAGATAGATGGTAAAGAATACAAAGGTGTACCTTTTAGTATAGCCGATAGAACAGAAAATGAAGACCCTATTCTTGTCGGTGAACCTTTTTTAAAGAAGTTAAATGCAGTTATAGATGTAAATAAGAAATCTGTTAACGAATCTACGAAATATAATGTTGTGATGCTTAATAAAAAAGATAAATTGGCTAGAGATTGGAAGAAAGCTCGTTATAGTGAAAATGCCTTACGTGCAGTTGCAAATAGACAAAAAACTTTAATTGTTTCAAAGTCTGGAAATCCAAAATTTAGAGGTAAAAGTATTCTTAAAATAATTAACCCAATTACTAAGAAAGCGTTTATCATCTTCAAGAAGAAGACAAAGACCTCAGAAACCGATACAATAGAAAATTAATTAGTTATTTTGCGCGAATTCAACAAACTTATAAAACTCAGCTCGTGAGTTATCATTGTTATCTAAAAACGCACCAGACATTCTAGCTGTACGCATTGTTGAATCGTGTCTAATACCGCGATTAGAGCAGCAAGTATGATTAGCTTCAATCATAACCGCAACGCCGTTATTCTTTTCACAGACAAGATCAATATGCGCATGTATTTGCATGGTAAGATTTTCTTGTACCTGCGGGCGTCGCGCAAACCAATCAACAATACGATTAAGCTTACTCAATCCAATAACTTTACCTTCTTTTGAAGGTATATATGCGACATGAGCTACACCAGTAAAGGGTGCATGATGATGTGAGCAAAGTGATGTTAATTTAATATTATTTTGACAGACCATCCCATCGTATTGATCAATATTATCAAAAGCTGTAATCTTAGGTGGCTTACTGTAGCAGCCCCATGCGAAGTCTTCTACAAAGGCCTTAGCCACGCGATGTGGGGTATTATCACTGTTGGGATCATTTCTCCAATCATACCCTAATGCATCCATATATGCTTCATAAGCTTTAGATGCTCTTTCAATTATTTGTTCTCTTTCTTCTTGAGTATGAGGATGATTGTGATTAGCGAAAGCGAGTTTTACTTTAGACATATCTACGATTATATGATAAGATATAATGAGATCAACATAAATAATTATGTGAAGTATAATGATTTGATTTTTGAAAGCTTAAAAAAGACAGCTTTAAAACGTATTCGTATTAGGGTCGACCCCGCACAGGTGAGTGCAGAAGCTGATTTCTCTAAAGTCGATGGATATGAAGGATATGTTTTAGAAGAAGGTAAGAGTCATTTAAAAATTCTTGTATTATCACCAGAAATGTCAATACAAGATATACCGGTTGAATATATTGAAATGCTCTCAGCACAAGATGAATACGATTCTTTCTGTCAGCTTAAGGGTTATTTAACAGGAAAACTAATACAAGATGGTATGGTGGAGAATAATCCTATCATACAGCAAATAAATAATTCACAGTGCTTAAATGATATAGAAGCTATTATTAAACAATGTGGTTATACAGGTGATAAATTAGCAGAAGTATACAGGGATTTTATAACAGATGAATCTTAATTTTAATGATCTTCTAGCCCTTATTAATGAGGCACCCATATCCTCTTATTTGCGCAAACCAACAACTACTGATTATCGAAAGAAAGTTTCACAACAAGCAAGACAAGCACAGGCTGACTACCTGGCACAAGGAGGAGGTCAGCAACAACCTCCTGCACAACCTGGATTTATAAAAAATGTAGCCAAAGCAACAGGACGAGCTGCCTTATCTGGTCTCAAGAAAGGTGCAACAAATTTGATATCTAATCCCGGTAACGCTTTGCAATCTGTTATTTCAGCACCTGGCAAGATAACCAGTGGATTGAAGAGTGCCATTTTAGGTGGTGACACTTCTGCCGTTACAGGAGCCATACAAAAAGGTGCAAAGGCCATAGGCAATGCAGGACAAGCAATAGGCAGTCAGTATGGTGCTTTGAAGGATCAACAAATGGCCAAAGCTCTGGGCATACGCACAGAGAATCCAGCCAATGGTCAGCCTGTGTCTGTGGATCTTGGCAAATCTTTAGCTGCAGGGCTAGGTGTAAAATTTATCTCAAAACTTAATAATAAAGTTAATTTTCAAGGCAATACTGTTTATGATATCCCTGTAACAGGTAATCCAAAAATAGACATTATTAAGATTATTGTAGGTAAGCCAAATCAAGATGCGGTAGCAATTATATACAATAAATCAGGCGTACAAATACCTAATCCTGAACAATTAGGTTTAGCAACACAAGGGTACTTAAGAACTGACCCTGTAAAACCTAATAGTTGGGTATTAACAGATAAGCAGCCGGCAAAGCCTGAAGAGTTTGGATTCTATGACGTCGATGTCAATCCTAAAGTTGGTAATACGTTTACACAGACAGTAAAAGGTAGATCTATGAGATATCAAATTATCGGGGTAGATGATCAAGCTGAAAGATTTTACGCATTACCGGTATAAATATTAAAGATCAATGCTCCCACGGAAACTAAATAAGTGCGGTTTTGTCATAATTGACGAAGAGAGTAACGCTATAACCGATAGAGACGGTAATATTATCTCTTTTACTAGTAAAGATGCAGCAGAAGAATATAAAACTGAAAACAAAATTATAGGTACTATAAAATAACAGTTGATTTTAAAAAATATTCGGTTATAATATTAAAGATAATAAGAAAAGACTGTTACTAGTTTGTTGAATTAATAGTAATAGTGTATATACTAAAAATATGAAATACGAGAGTACTAAGATTATTGAACTAGGTAGCTGTGCTTTTAGACAATGGAAAGCAGATAGTCATTGCAAATTTATACATGGCTATAGACTAATTGGTAAATTTTGGTTTGGATGCAATACATTAGACGAAAGAAATTGGGTTGTTGATTTTGGTGGTTTAAAAGAATTAAAGAATATATTAGAGAAACAATTTGATCATACATTATGCATAGCGGTAGACGATCCTCTTTTAGAAGGATTTAAATCATTACATACTGCTGGTGGATGCGATTTAAGAATAATGCAAGGTGGTGTTGGTATTGAGCGAACCGCTGAATGGTGTCTTAATGTAGCCGATCAGCATGTAAGATCTATAACAAATAATCGATGCTGGGTTACGAAAGTAGAAGTATGGGAGCATGACAAGAATTCCGCGATCGTAACATCTATAGCTCCAGAAGTTACCGTACAGCAGTCAACAGGAACTGTAGCTACAACTATTCAACCCCCTATCAATCAAGTAAGAGAATTTCTAAATGAAGTACAAGAAGAGACAGGTGTTAACGTTGCCGCTGTGCTCAAGAACGTACCGCCGGCGAGTGCACCTCAAGTGAATCGCGGTGCTGCAGTAGGCAATAGAGTAACAACTGGTTGGTCGAATTTATTTGGCGGTACAAGCTGGGGTCATTAATTGAACCCGGAGCAAAAGCAACAGCTTTATGGTGGTGAGATCTCTGATTATTATCCAAAAGTAAAAGAAAAGAACGATCAAAAAGAATTATCCAGTATATACGATCAAGTAGCTAAGAAACAAAAGCTACGCAATTTTAGGCTTGATACTGGCAATGACCTTAACAATAAACTTAAGTAACTTACTTCTTGTAATATCTTCTTCTGTAAAATGGAATGCATTGATACCGTTTTCATGGCTTTGCTCTGTATCAAAAGCTTTCATTATTTTTTCGAAGCCTGATTTCTGAATATCAGATTGTAAAGAATCTCCAATAATAAACAATTTACAATTTTTACCGAAACGTGTTAGTATTGTAACTAGCTCACTATGTTCGAGGTTTTGTGCTTCATCGACGATAACGACGTTATTTGTAAATGTTGCTCCTCTTAAGAAATTAACAGGTATACTCTTTAAATAGTCGCTATTAAACAACATTTCTGTGATATGTTTACCAACAAGCTCGTCACATTTTTCTATTAGAGGTATACTCCATGGCTTAAATTTTTCATCTACTTCTCCAGGCAAGCTTCCTAATTTTCTCGTCGCAGATTCTACTATACTTCTTATATATACAATTTCATCTATCTTCTTATCCCTAAGCATAGACAGAGCAACATATACAGCTAGGTAGGTTTTAGATGAACCGGCAGGACCATCACAGAAGAGTATCTGCGAGGAATCGTCCATAGCCTTTTCAACGAAAGCTTTATGATGATCGTTTAAATGAAATTTTTGATCAATTTTAAAGTTTAAAAAAATATCATTTTTAAGGATACCGTTTTCATCCTTCGCTTGCAATTTGGCAGCTTTTTTAAGCTGTCTGTCTTTCTTCGACATCTATTATTATTTATTCTGGATAACCTTCTTTTGTAACATATAATAATAAAGAATGAATATTGTTGTTACGGGAGGTCTGGGATTTATTGGTTCGCATCTTATTGAAACGATCTTAGCTAAAACAGACGCTATAGTGCATTGCTTAGATGCGGAAACATATGCCGCGGATTTATTATTTAAAAGTAGATATAACCATAACAGTAGAGTCTTTTTTCATAAAGTAGACATATCTAAGGCAGAACAAATTAAATTTGTCTCACCCTATCTTAACGATATAGATTATATAATCCATTTAGCAGCTGAATCGCATGTAGATAACAGTATTAATGGACCAGGAGTATTTGTTTTAACTAACGTGCTAGGGACATTTAACATGCTTGAATTTGCAAGACAGAAGAACGTAAAAAGATTTTTACATGTCAGTACTGATGAGGTATATGGATCTATTGATTCGCCAGTTAGCTTGGAGCACATTTTTCGCGAAACTACTATTCTTGATCCTAGTTCAGTATATTCATCAACAAAAGCATCTTCAGATCTTATTGTAAAGAGTTACTTTAAGACATATAATCTCGATATCTGTATTACCAGATGTTGTAATAACTATGGTCCGAGACAGAACAAAGAAAAATTATTGCCTAAGCTAATAATTAATGCCTTAGGTCATCAACCCATACCCGTATACGGTAATGGTGAAAATATAAGAGAATGGATTTACGTTGTAGATCATTGTGATGCTATTCTTACTGTCTTAAATCGCGGCACTGCAGGTGAAATATATAACATTGGTACTGGATGCACTATAGAGAATATTAATCTTGTAAAAGCAGTATTGAAAAAGCTCGAGAGAGATTATAATCTCATTACATTTGTCGAAGATAGAAAGGGTCACGATTTCATGTACTCAGTTGATTCTACTAAAATTAAGACAAATTTAGATTGGCACCCGAAAGTTGAACTTTTTAATGGTGGCTTAGATTTAACTATTGATTATTATAAAAATACGCTATAATAAAGACGATGAGCGATAAAACTATATTCTTAAGTGACGATAAAATATTCTATACTATTGAAGGTGAGGGCGAGTATGTAGGTCGACCATCTGTTTTTATGCGCTTATCGATGTGCAATTTGACTTGTAAAGGGTTTGCATCTTCTGACTCTCCTAACGGTTGCGATAGCTTTGTTAGCTGGACAGTAAAAAATAGAATGACTTACGATGAGGTTCTTGATTTTATAGCACAGAATAATTATGATCAACATCTAAAAAATGGAGCTATCTGGAAAATTACAGGTGGTGAGCCTTTGATTCAGCAAAAGGCTTTACTAGAGCTTGTGAATCAATATATTCAAAGGTTTGGTTACGTGCCCAAGATTGACTTTGAAACGAACGCTACTATAATGCCCGATGCACAGTGGGATGATTGGGGTGCAACTTTTACTACCTCACCAAAGTTAAGTAATAATGGTGATCCTGTCGAAAAAAGATATAAGCCTGAGGTTCTTAAGTGGCATGCATTTTCGAGATCAGGATTTAAGTTTGTAGTTAGTAGCGAAAAAGAAGTAGATGAAATTCTAGAGAAGTATGTTGAAGCATGTAATGTGCCTAAAGATAGAATTTGGCTAATGCCTTGTTGCGGTAGTCGCGTTGAACATTCTGAAAGAGCTCATACTGTTGCTGAACTTTGCAAAAAATATAATTTTAATTTTAGTCCACGACTACAGCTTGTAATTTGGGATAAAGCTCTTAAAGTATAATATGAGATTAGCAATTTCTGGAAGTGCGTGTCAAGGTAAATCAACTCTTGTTAATGATATACTTAAAAAATGGCCATCTTACAAGCGTTCGGACGAATCGTATCGCAAGGTTCTTAAAGAAGAAAACCTAAAGATAAACAAGCAAGTAAATAAGGAAAGCCAATGGAGAATTCTGAATTGCTTGGTAGATGATATATTAAAGACATCAAAAAACGATAATGTAATATTCGATCGCTGTCCTCTGGATAATCTCATCTACTCTGTATGGAGTGAAGATAAGCAAACGTCCGATATTGACAAAGCATTTATTGACAAATGCATTCCTCTTGTACAAGAAAGTATGCGCTCAATTGATATTATTTTCTTCTTACCTATTACAAAAGTAGCCCCAGTAGAAATAAAAATTAAAGAGGACCGAGAAATTGATGCTGCTTTTATTCAGGAAATCGATCATATTTTTAAGGCAATTACTTACAATCTGATGATTCACGGTCAATGTCCTTTTATGGCAAAGGATGATCGCCCTCCGATCATTGAAATTTTTGGCAACCCAGAGCAGCGCGTAGAGATGCTTAAGTTATATCTAACAGAGAGTGGTGATCTTATTGATGATCAATCCAGTGTATTAAGCCCTGAAAATATTGGTCAAATGGAAGCGGTACTAAAAGCTCAAAAGAAAGCACTTTTTGAAGAAAAACAAGAAACAAGAGTTAGAAATAAAATCATTGGCGGACTATAAATAATTACATGAATAATTTTAACGAGAAGTATGATGAGCTTCTCGAAAGCTTTAAATGTATAAAGACGGTAAGAAGAGAGTTTTACCCCAAAAATTTTAAACTTTCAGAAGAGTTTGTTAAGGCTTTTAAGCATGAATATAAACGTCTTATTGATGAAGGAAATCATCCTCGCAAGGCTTTAGCGCGCATTAATAAAGCGCTTTTATTCCACTCAAGCTAATTAGCTTGTCGGTGTATATGTATATAACAATCGATACGAAACTTGTATGTTTTGAGGTATAGGGTAACCAAACGAAACATTAAAAGCAAGATTATTACCACTTCTAGCTAGATCTGTAATAAAGGGATAAGAAGATATTCTAGCATTAACGGTGAGATTGATATGATATGGTTTGATAGCATTATCATCAACAAACGGATAAATTGTAAAGAAATTTGGAAATCCAGGCATTGCGTATGTTGATTGACCGGCAGGTACTGTTTGAATTCCGTTAAGATCAATAATTTGTCTATAGACCTGATTTTGGAATGATGTAACGCTCGGTACAAACGTATTAACAATATAATTAAATTCCGGTGAGCCTTGAACGTATGAGGCGCTAGTTAAGAGCCCACCATTTATTGTAAATCTATTATAAAAATTAATTGGAGCGAATACACCCTCAACGTTATTAGATCTATATGTATATGATGAAACAGCTCCGGAAGCTGAGAGCCCATCGAAAAATGCCATATTACCTGTTAGATCCCCAACAACCGTTGCATTGCCAGCAGCATCTGTTTTTACAACGTTAAAGTTTGTAAAATCAATTGTCTGTGTGCCGTTCTCCGTCTGTATTATTAGAAGATCACCATCTACAGCTTGCTGCACTTGAGGTAAATTACTTATATTGACAGAATTACTATTTGAGGTGTAGATTGCCATTACTATTATTTATACTATAATATTAAAAATAATATGGATAAAATAGGTGTAGGCATAGTTACTTGTAATCGCCCTAAGTTTTTTCTTAAATGCTTTAGATCAATACCCAATTGTGTTGATATTGTTATAGTTAATGATGGTAGTGACTTTGAAGATATCGATAGATTAAGAGCTGAAAAGCCTTTCACCTATATACATAATACACAGAATCTCGGTGTTGGTAAATCAAAAAATATACTTTTTAGAGAATTATTAAAAAGAGGCTGTGAGCATATTTTTATTATTGAAGATGATATTATAATTAAAAGTGCTGATGTTTTTAACGCTTATATTCAGGCAAGCAAGATTACCGGTATACAGCATTTTAATTTTGGTTATCATGGGCCCGCAAACAAAGGCAATATTTCAGGCGGGTCACCTAAACCTCGATATACCGTTGATTACGGTGAGGTCAAAATTGCAATAAACGCGCATAGTGTTGGTGCTTTCTGTTATTATACAAAAGAAGTATTAGAGAAAGTAGGCCTAATTGATGAAGATTTTACTAATGCGTTTGAGCACGTAGACCACGATTACAGAATTGCTAAAGCTGGTTACTGTACACCTTATTGGAATTGGCCTGACCTTGCAAACAGTATGGATTATTTAGATGAAATTGAATGTTCAGAGCGTAGTAGCTCTATCCGTCCGCGTACAGATTGGCAAGAAAATATACAACAGGGAGTTTTACTTTTTAAACAAAAGCATAAATATCTCCCAGCATGGGAAGGGTGTGTACCTGATACATCAAAAGACGATGTCGTAAAATTTTTAAAAGGAATAAAGAAAAAATGAAAATTGCACTATTACTACCAACAAGAGAGAGGATGAATAACAAGATTAATTTTATGATGAGCGCTCTTGCGCGATGCAAAGATCCTAATAATTATACGCTCTATATGGGACTTGATAAAGATGACCCCACACTCGAGCGTTGCCAAAAGATGGCAAAAACAATAACAAACTTAAAAATTGTTATCATCCCACCAAACCCAACCGGAAAATTTAGTCTAGGTTATTTTTGGAATGTACTTGCCAAAAATAGTACTGAAGAAATTATTTCTATGGTTGGTGACGATATGGTATTTTCTACTGATAATTGGGATGAGAAAATATTAGAAGAATTTTCAACAAAAAATTGTCCTGATAAATTTAAACTCGTAACAGGCTATGACGGTCATAGAAATGATCAGTTTGCTGCGTGGCTTTTTATTCATAGATTTTATATGGAAAAGACAGGATATTTTATGAGAGAAGAATTTTCGCGCAATTGGATTGATCAGTGGCTAGATAATATGTATCTAGCTTTTAAGCGTAAAGTCTATAGAAGCGATATTACCATTACACACAACCACTGGGTCTTTGGATCAACAAAGTTCGATAAAGTTGCGCAAAATTTACGTGATACAGAGGGCAAAGATAAAGAGCATTCAGATCTTCTCTGGCCAGCATTACAAGATGAGAGGATAAAAGAAGCTGAAATGTGGAAACAAAAGCTCGGAATTAGTTACGATAAAAGTAAGATTTTATGAAGGTTATAAGCTTTTGTCTCTATGGAACAAAGCAGCTCTATAAAACAGGAGCGTTAAAAAACGCAGAGCTCTGCAAGAGTATATACCCGGATTGGTCTCCTTGGTTCTATCTTTCATCGTCTATAGAAAAAAGCATTGCTAAGGAATTAAAAGATCTAGGCGCTACGGTAATGTATGTTGATGATAGTGATTCCGCTTTTTTTATGAATTATAGATATTTTCCTTGTGCAGATCAACGCGTAACACATGCTATCTTTAGAGATACTGATAGCCGTGTTGATAAAAGAGAAGCCGCGGCGGTAGATGAATGGGTAAGAAGCGGAAAGAGCCTTCATGTTATGAGAGATCACCCGTGGCATGGTCCTAGCCCTTATGCGATGATGCTCGGGGGCATGTGGGGAGTTAGAGCAGAGAAATTAAGAAATATTAAAGATCTTATTTTCAAGTATCCAAAGCAAGATCGCTGGGGTACTGATCAAGTTATAATAACACAGCAAATATATCCTTTGTTTACTAACGATATGGTTGTACATGATGAATTTTTTGAAAAAAAACCTTTCCCAGTAAAACGCGATGGATACAAATTTATTGGCTGTCAATACGATGAAAATGATAAACCTGTAAACCCCGAGCACATAGAATTATTAAAGCAGCATATTCAGCATGCAAAATAAAAGAGGAATTCTTATTGTTGTTAATAAGGAAGATAAGTACGCTTCTTTAAGTGATGTTCTTATTGAGAGCATATTAAAATTTACTAATTTAGATATTGAATATGTTACGATTAATTTTAACAGAACTTTTGATAACACCAGAATACATACAAGAAGAATAAATTTAAATTTAGAAAATAACGAAAATATATACTATACGAAATTACAAGCAGCAAAAACATCAATACTCGATGAAGGATTTCTTGTCGATGCTGATTCTGTTGTTACACCAGAAGTTGTTAGAGTATTTGATAATATAAATAGAATAGACGGCGACATTCTTTGCCCGCTACACCCTCAAGATCCGCATAATCAATTAGCGTTAATGAAGATTTTAGGTATACAAGAGAAAACACAGCCATATGTACACGCTGCATGCTTTTTATACTCTACAAAAAGTAAGTCTTTCTTTGATAAATTTTTTAAAATGTATGAACGAGTAAAAAAACTTAATCTTAATGATAGAATTTATTATGCAAACTATGATGAGACTTTCATCAATTTAATATATTGGGAAGAAAAAAGAAAAACATCGTTTATGGATTGCTGTGATCCTTGGTTCGGACACGCTCTTACAACAGAAAGTTACTTAGAAAAATATCCAAAACTATTAGGTGATATACCGTTTAAGGTGAAAGAATATATCTGGCACGGTTGTAAAGAGGTTGATCAAGCAAAAGAACTTATTAAAATTGTATCAAAAAAATATGAAAATTGATTATGTTGTTATAGCTTCTGACGATAATCCGCTTTATAAGGATTTTTATCCTATTGTTGCACAGCAATGGCATGATCTTGGCTATAAAACATATTACGCAAATATTACAAATGAAGATTCTATAGAGACCAATAAGTTTGGCATTATACATAAAATAAAAAATATTGACTATATACCTACTAGCTTTCAGTCACAGGTTGTTAGATTGTTCTGCTCTAATTTTATAACCGGAAACCTTCTCATGTCGGATATTGATATGTTACCTATTAACGGTGGTTATTTTTCTAGCTATGACAGCGATCTTAACGATAAAACAGTGGTTTTGTTTTCTGGGCAACCATATGGGGTTAACCCGTATTATCCGATGTGTTATGCACTTAGTCATTCAAATACATTTAAAAAATATCTAGATATTGACGGTCTAACGTTTGCCCAATATTGTAAGATGTTATCAGAGAATTATGGAATTAAATGGAATACTGATGAGCATTTTATGTATGAAAAATTACAAAAATATGTACCGTTTTTGAGAGTAAAACAAAGAGATTTTTCACGTAGGATTAATCGCCCTGATTGGATATATGACATTAAAAAACTTAAGCAGGGTCATTATATAGATTCACATATGCTAAGACCTTATAGTACGTATAAAGATCAAATTGATAAACTGATTTCTGATATTAAAATATCTTATGAATAAGGCTGATCCCTATGGTACACATTTAGATCTTTTAAAAGCTATATTTAAATTTACTGGAAAACAAAAAAATGTTGTCGAATTTGGTATGGGTAATTTTTCGACCGAATTATTATTAGAAAATTCTACTAACTTAATTTCTATTGAAATGCAATCTGAAGATTGGTATGAGAAGATGTTTGAAAAATTTAAAAACAAAGCAAACTGGAGGTCATTAAAGTTAATAGGGTCACTTCAATTTATGAGCTGTGATTTTAAAAATACGAACCTTGCATTTGTTGACGGTCACGGTGAGTCGAGACCTGAATGTATTAATTTAATGTTTGATAATAACGTACCTATTGTAATTGCACACGATACAGAGATGGGGAGTTATGGTTGGACGCGCGTAAAAGAGCTTTCTAATTATAAGAAATTTATTTTTAAAAAACATGAAAATTGGACTACCGTATGGACTACTAATATTGCTCTATATGAGCATCTAGAGCAATGCTTACAGTAATTTCGCATTATAACGAAGATATAGCATGGTTAGAAAAACTTCCATGTGATTATATTGTCTACTCTAAAACAAAAGCAGACAATAAAACAGTACTACAAGATAAAAATATAGGTAACGAAGCGTCATCGTATTTAGAATACATAGTAAAAAATTACGACAACTTACATGAATGGACATACTTCTTTCACGGTCATCTAACTTCACCGCATCAAGAATACTCAGCTCTCGATCTAATTAACAAAATAGATATTTTAAAAATTAAAAATAAATGGCTTAATTTTGGTAATTATTATAACGTACTGCTACCTGAAAAAACAATTGCTGCTGGTGCTTTTCCAGGCGAGTCTAATAACAGACCTTATAAAGCAATCAAAGCTTTCTGGCATACACTAGGAAGCGAGTTGTTTGGTCCTCTACCAGGATCAATTTCTTCCTATGCAGCTGCGCAATTTATTGTACATAGAGACCTTATTCACCGACATGATAGCACTACATACAGCAAGCTACTTAATTGGCTCTATACTGACGGTCTTATGCTCGACTCACATCTAGGGGTAGCACCTAGTTTTTATTCTTCAAGACTTTTTGAATGGATATGGTACTATATCTTTACAGGGAACGAAACAGAGCCTAAAGTAAAGCTGGAAGATTTTTTTCTATGAATCAAGAGCTACTAGAAAATGAAGTATTATGTTTAACGCGTAATAGAGTGCGCAATGTTTTTCCTGCAATAACGAAAGAATTCTTAAAATTTAATATTAAACCTACTAGCACAAAATATAAAATTGCTATTTGTATATCAGGAGGTCTCAGGCATTTTGAACAGACACAAGAATGGATGAATAAATTTCTAATAGATCCGTTAAACGCAGATACCTTTTTCTTTGGTTGGGGTAATAAGAGCGGAAAAAAAGCAAATGAAGATCAAATTAAAAATTTTAACAACCTTAAGAAATATACTATAAATGATATTCAAGAAACAAAGCTAGATGTACCTGAAGCTCTTAAGCAAAAGTTTCTAAACGCAGAAGAAGGGTGTACGCAAAGATGCCAAACAATACTCGGCCAATTTTATAATATATATAATTGCTTTGAACTGCTTAAGCAGTATGAACATGAACAAGGTATACAATATGATATTGTTATTAGAGCAAGACCAGATGCTTTCTTTTTCTCTAAGATAACTGATGAAGAGATTGAAGCAGCGTATAGCAGTCTCGATTCTATTAGCGTACCGCAAAATTATCTTTCTATATATTGCGGTATGCTTACCGATATGTTCGCTATGGGTAATAGAAATAATATGGAAGCTTACTCAAAAGTTTTTTTAAATCTTGAAGAGTACGGTGCAATTGCGCCTGCAGGCACCGGAGCAGAATTCTTTATTCATCATCATGTACACAATAGGCATAATCTTAGAGTACATAATATGGATATGCCATTTATGCTTGATTTCCCTAGCGATTACGGTCCCGGTGGAGAAGCAAATAAACATCATAGACACGTCTATCAAAACGACGCACCAAAGGGCTAAACTATGGTTAAGCTTATTATATTCGATCTAGATGGTGTGTTAGCTGATGCGCGTGAGTTACACTATCTATCATTAAATCGCGCCCTAGAGCGAGTTGACAGCCAATACACAATAGGTAAAGAAGAACATCTATCAACATATGATGGGCTTCCGACAATGAAGAAATTAAAATTGCTAACAAAAAATAAAAATCTCCCTGAAAAATATTATACACAAATATGGACAGATAAACAGATTTTTACAAGAGAATTAATTAATTCTTTATTTACTAAAGATGATCGCATTGTAGATATACTACGTAATTTAAAAGAGAGAGACTATAAGATATATGTAGCTTCAAACTCAATTAGAGAAACAGTAAAGCTAACTCTTTTAAGAAAGGGGTTTTTTGAATTTATTGATAATTATTATTCTAATGAAGATGTAAAGAAGCCTAAGCCAAGTACAGAGATATATTTAAAATGCATGGTTGATGCAGGTGTGGATCCATGCGAAACCCTAATTATTGAAGATTCATACGTAGGAAGAAAAGCAGCAAAAAGCTCTGGTGCCTTTTTATGCCCTGTTATAAACCCTGAGGACTTGACCTTGGAAAAGCTTAACACTTGTATAATTAACTATGAAGCTAAAAGTACAGCTAATCTTAAACTTATGTGGCAAGATCCTAAACTAAATGTGTTAATACCTATGGCGGGAGCTGGAACTCGCTTTGAGAAAGCGGGATATACTTTTCCCAAGCCTTTGATTGATGTAAAAAATAAGCCTATGATACAGGTTGTTGTTGAAAGCTTAAATGTTGATGCTAATTATATTTTTATTGCACAGGAAGATCATTATAAAAAATATAATCTAAACGAGACTTTACATCTAATTTCACCATCATGTAAGATTGTTACAACTAGCGGGCTGACAGAAGGAGCTGCATGCACTACACTTTTAGCTAAGGATGTAATAACTGATGGACCGCTTTTACTTGCAAACTCTGATCAATTTCTTGATTGGGATAGTAGCGAGTTTATGTATTCAATGATGGCAGATAATATTGACGGTGGTATATTAGTATTTGAATCAACCCACCCAAAATGGAGCTACGCAAAACTCGACTCCGCAGGATTTGTTTGTGAAGTTGCTGAAAAAAGGCCTATAAGCAATCTTGCAACAGTGGGTGTGTATTTCTGGAAAAGTGGAAAAGATTATGTAAAATATGCTGAGAGAATGATTGAAAAAAATATTCGCGTCAATAACGAATTTTATGTATGTCCAGTTTTTAATGAGGCTATACAAGATGGTAAAAAGATTAAAGTATTTAAAATCGATTCATCGAAAATGTGGGGACTAGGTACACCAGAAGATCTAGTTTATTATTTAAATAATTATGGTACTAATAGCTCACAGAGGTAATGTCTCAGGTAAAAATCCTGAAAAAGAAAATAACCCACTTTATATCGAAAGCGCACTTTATCAAGGCTTTGACGTTGAAATTGACGTTTGGGTAAAAAATGAAAAATATTATCTCGGACACGATGAGCCGACTTATAATATAGAGGAGTCTTTTCTAGTAAACAAAAAAATATGGTGCCATGCAAAAAATATAGAAGCATTATACAAAATGTTAAATAATAACAAGATACACTGCTTCTGGCATCAAGATGACGATGTTACACTTACGTCAAACGGCTTTATCTGGACTTATCCAGGAAAGCCTCTTACAGAAAAGTCTATATGTGTATTGCCGGGTTTAAATGAAAAAATTTCTAAATGTTATGGAATTTGCTCAGATACTGTATATAATTTTAAAACATGAAGTTTCTAATTATACAGGAAGCAGGAAGACATGAGGCAAATAAAAATTTTCGTGAATCTCTTTGCCTACAGCGATCGCTAGAAAAAATACCAAGCAATTCTGCTAAAGTATGGGGCCACGGATATCCGGATTTCGAAAAATTTGATGAGCTTGAAAAGTGGGCAGATGCTATTTTTATAATCGAAAACTATTATCCTGACTGGCTTCCAGTAGATAAAATTAATAAGAGTAAAAAATTAAAAATATATTGGAGTATCGATAGCCATTGTATTTTGAATAACCATGTCGACCTTTGCAATAAATTAAAAATCGATATACATCTTAATTCAACAGAATATTATCTTAGATTTTTTACTCACATAACCCCTAAATGCTTCTGGTTTCCAAATGCATATTCGAGCGATTTAATTAAACCTCTCAATATAGAAAAAAAATATGATGTTGGTTTTTGTGGTAATATCTTAAATCGCGGCGATTGGATTGAAAGCTTGAATGAATTTAATATTAAAAAAGATATTTTTGTAATAGGTAATGATATGGTTACTGCTATTAATTCATATAAAATTAATTTCAATAGAAATATAGCGAACGATATAAATTATAGAACATTTGAAACACTAGGCTGCAAAACGTTTCTTATTACAAACTATACTGAAGGGTTAGAAAAGCTTTTTACTTTAGATAAGGATTTAGTAACATATGCGACAGCAGATGATTTAAAATTTAAAATACGCTACTATCTTAATAATCCCTCGAAGAGAGAAGAAATAGAATCGCATGGCTATGAAACTGCTCTAAAAAAACATACGTATGACAGTCGTTGTAGATATCTAATGAGAATTATCGCTGGATCTTAAGTCAGCAGATATTATAATAAACACAATTTATGATCCTTAATAATATTAAAGTATACGACGGTGACCTTATTCACGCTAGATTTGCATACAAACATTTTAAAGACAGAACTCTACCAATTGGTAATATTGTTGCGTTTCGCGCGCCAATGAAAGTAGAGGCAGAAGGTATGATTGATAGCGAAGATATTATTAACGCTGATTATATCTACAGCGATGATGCTATTAATTTTTGCTGGGAAATTCCACATCTTGATCCGTTTGGTGCGGTAGCGTGGCAGAGACTATTCAATACACAATTAGCAGGCATTCTAAGTAAGAAATATATTAATGCACCCATCGAAGTAGACGGTGATGACTTGATTGTGCATAAAGAGCATACACAAGGCGGTATTACGCAACCTAAAGGAAAATGCTCTGTTAGTATTACATATGCAAACAACAATGTCGCTCTAGGTCATACGGGTATTAATATTGTTGCAGGAAAGAAGGCGCCTGCATTTGCTTACTCAACACAACTTACTGATGATCAAGCTAACGCGTTTATGAAAGATGTTATTGAATTATTTTATACAATGAACGATGATATCTTTATTGCTACGTCTAAAGTAATTTGTAAATGACAATTTTTGACTATATATCAGACATTCTCTTTACTAAGAAAAAAAATCTTTTAAATACAGTCGACGAAGAAAGCGAATTTACTCCCTTTCTTGTTAACCGCTGGTTAAGTATGTATTCAGCTAGCGTGGCACAAGATTGTAATATTATTAATAAATACTTGTCAATTTTTGATTCAAAAAAAGATTTATATTCCTTATTTCACGCTGTCTTTATAAAGCATCCGTCACGAAAAATTAACTATTTTAAAAGAACAAAGAGTGAAAAAACAGAAGACGACGAGTTGATACAAAGAATTGCTACATCAAAAGAACTTTCACAGAGAGAGATAAAAGAATATTTAAATACGTTGAATTGCGAGCCAACGCAATTAAAATAACATATGCCTGCTAATATTGATCTACTTCCAACGACAAAAAGTGTAATCGATTTGTCCGAATTACCAAAAAATTCCTTTAACTCCGTTTTTTACGGGTATAATCTCAAGTCATTACTTGATGATGTTTTACTTGTAAAGTATGTCGATGAAACGGAAGACGGTACATCGATCATGAGAAATGGTATTATTGTACCTGTTAATGTTGATACTAAGGCATGGCGTATCGGAGAGGTTGTGTTATGCGGCCCGTCATCAAAATACGTTAAGACCGGCGATCATGTCGTATTTCCTAATAACCTTGGTGTACCAGTTGCGAATTTAGATATTGAAAATTATGGTACTCTTAAGAAAGGTCTCTTTTTAAATGAACAACGCATATTCGGTATTTGTACTATAACAAAAGATAATGAAAGTGTCGCTGCCCACGTTAAAAGGTCTTCTGCTAAACAACGTAGCCGAGATTAAGTTCTTGCGTAAGAGGGTAAAAATCGGCGCGCCAGCTACGCGTCGAATGCTCTGTACAAACTCGCTACCACTTCTTATGAGCCCAGAGGGTAGAATAGCGCTTAACTATCGCCGCGCCATCAATTACCCTAAATATGACCCTACAGTAAAAAATGTAGTAATTACTTGGGATATTTTTATGCAAGACTATAGAAGCATAAATATGTCGGCATGCGATCTTATAAGCGTTATACCGGCTAATAAAGAATTTTGGAAATATTTTAACGAACGATTAAGTCTTTTATCAGCTAATGATAAGATGAGGTTTATGAATACATGACATCTATATATGAAATAGAAGCAGCTATAAGCAAAGCGCTGCAAAACAATGTTACATTTACACTTGAAAATAAAATAGTAAAAAAAGGTAAGTTAATACTTTTTTGTATAAAAGATTTTTTCTGCGTCTTTACGCTTATATGTCCTGATCGTGGAAATAAAAAAATAATCTACGAAATACCTTATCCCTTTTCAATGAACACAACAAGTAAAAAAATAGTTTTTGATTATACTGCTTTATCTTTTTGCAAAAATAATAAGAATATCGATTTATTAATGCGTAGTTTGAATATAAGCAAGCCGTCAAAATATTACAATAAAAGGCTAACTATAACTTTGCTTTAATTTAAGAGTATACTATAATTAAGTGTGTTTAGTAGATATTTGGCGCAGTTTCCAAGAGAGTACAATCCTAGTGATTCGCAAGTAAAATTAATTAAAGGTGTCGAAAAGGCTTTCAATAATGGTAAAAAATTTGTTATATGCTGTGCTCCAACTGGAACCGGTAAAAGCTTTTTAGCTAAAACGCTTGCGGGTGTTAGCTCGCTGCCGGGGTCGAAATTTATTAATAGCATTGAAACGTATGCGGCATATAAACAAGACTATTACGGAAACTATATTAATGAGGTTGATTGTTTATCGCAACCCCCTTTTGGAGCTTTTGCGCTGACAATAACAAAATCGCTTCAAGACCAATATCTTGATTTATTTCCAGATACAGATATTTTAAAAGGTAAAACAAATTATATATGTGATGTCGATCCTAATTTTGATGTAGAGACGGCTCCTTGTGCTCTGGTTCCAAAGATACGAGATGAATGTTGGGAGAAGAATAGATGTCCATATTATAATGCTCGTAATAGAGCTCTCTTATCAAGGTTTGCCGTTTTAAATTATAAGATGTTCCTTGCATTACCTAGTCACTTAAAGCGAAAAAATTTTATAATTTGTGATGAAGCATCAGAGCTCGAAGATGAGCTTATAAAGCGGTACTCAGCCGAAATTACATATGATCGATTAAAAAATTACGGTATAAGTTGCAGTACGCTTATTACAGATAATAAAGATAGAGCGCGTACGTGGGTGTCGGAATTAATATTTAATGTGAGTGAAACTATTAATACGCTTATCAACCGCGTAAATAAAAAACAAAGAACACTCTCTCAACCCGAAAAAATAAAATTACAATATCTTAAAACGCTTCATAATTCGCTTACTACGGTCGATGGGCTATGGAAGGACTGCGAATATATTATTGATAAAGACTCTAAAAGAGTTATTTTTACACCTTTAAAAGCCGATAAATTAACAAAATTTATTTTTGATCACGCGGAGAACGTTCTTCTAATGTCTGCAACTATCATTGATCATAAAAATTTTGCTAAAAATCTAGGTATACATAGCTATGAATATGTTGAAGTGGACAGTGATTTCGATCCTCAAAAATCACCTATATATGTAACATCAAAAAATAAATTAAACTATAAGAACCTTACTAATATTTTACCGCATATATGCGAGCAAATAAAAACAATTATTGATCATCATAAAAACGATAAAGGGGTAATTCATACTCACTCGCGTGAAATAACAAACTTTTTAAAATCAAAGCTCTCTAATAACAAAAGATTTCTCTTTAGAGATGATCATTCAAATAATGAAGCCATCTTAAAAGAACATTATGAAACTGATTTTCCTACTATTCTTGTATCGCCCTCCCTTGCTTATGGTGTCGATCTTAAAGATCATCTTGCAAGGTTTCAGATTTTAGTAAAACTACCGTTTCCACCTCTATCATCAAAACATATTAAGAAGTTGTTCGATCTAGACAAAGATTGGTACGAAAATAAGATGCTAAATACCCTTGTTCAAGCATGCGGTAGATCGACAAGAAGTAAGCATGATTTCTCTACTACATATATACTTGATGGTAATATAGTTAATACTCTTAAACGCGTCAAAGATAAGCTTCCAAAGTATTTTATTGACCGCGTTTGTTAATAAATAATATAGTGAAGAACCAGACATTTCATTTTGAAATAAAAGATCTTATTACGCAATTTACAGCTGCGTTTGATGATATTATAATAAAACGTTACGATAAAAATAGAATTCCTGAAAATAAAGTACAGGTAAGATATGTATATGCGCCCAAGCAAAGGGTACTATATGATTTGGTTAACAAAGCACAAAATCTAACTGTACCTGTTGTTGCAATTAATATTTCTGACGTTTCGCGTGATGAATCACGTGTATTTAATAAAAATACAGGCTTCTATCAAACGCGCAATACATCTGATTCAGATGTAAGATCTTCATCGAATTTTATACGAATGCCTGTTCCTGTTAATATTGGTATATCGATGTCAATAATAACAAAGTTTCAAACAGATATGGATCAAATTATTTCTAATTTCGTTCCTTATAATAACCCGTATATTATAATATCATGGCGCGTACCTGATGGGCTAGCCATTGGTGGCGTTCTACCATCACAAGAAATTCGTAGCGAAGTACTCTGGGATGGGGCTGTTAGTTTAAGTTATCCAACTGATATTGCTGCAAATGAAAAGTATAGAATTGTTGGTGATACATCTTTTACTATTAAAGGCTGGTTATTCCCTGCAATCCAAAATCCGGTTGGCAATATTTTCTTTATTGATAATATATTCTCTGTTAGCTCAAATATTACAACTTATGATGAGTTAATGGATAATACATACATATATCCTGTAAGTACAGGCTTAATAGACGAACAAGAAATAGTAGCCTTGTCTGGTAACCCGCAAGCTACGAATATAGATTTTACAAATACAAGGATATATTAATAAAAGTGAATATTTATAGTTTAAGTTTTGTTTTTATTGATAAATAATTTAATATATGGCTGATTCTAATAGAGAGAGTACATTTGGCAGAGGCTTAATGAAGTACATATCCTCTAAGCTGCCTTACCAGGCGGTTAATATAGAAGATAAAATTAATACTTTAAATCCCAAGTACGAGGATTTCTTTGACAAAGGTACAAAGAGAGACGAGGCTCTATCGCGTCAGTCTGTATCGTCCTCACTTTCATTTACTGACGATCTTTATGCTAATGTTTTACAGAATAAAGATTATCACAACTTTATGTATGCAAATCTACAGCCTGATAAAGGTCGCAGGCTTACAGATTATCGCGTCATGGCAGCGTATTCGGAAGTGGCAGATGCACTAGATGAAATTTGTGATGAATTTATTAATAAAGACGATAATGGTGATATTGTTAAAATAAAATTTAAAACAGCTACTCTTTCTGACGATCAGAAAGAAAAACTTAAAAAAGAATTTCAAAAATATATTGGGTACTTTGATCTTGAGAATAGGGGGTGGGAGTATTTGAGGCAACTTCTAGTTGATGCAGAACTATATTTCGAACACATCGTTCATAAAAAATATCCTCAAGAAGGTATCCTGGGGGTTGTTGCTATACCATCCGATATTGTTGATCCGATCTTCGAGAACGTACAAAATCAAATAGTAAGGGGCTATCTACTTCGCAAGAATATTTACGACTCAAAAAATCCTGGTAAAGTTGCAAAGGTTGAGTTAATTCCGATGGACGTCAATCAAATTACATATGTAAATTCAGGCATTTGGAATGAATCAAAGACTGTAAGGCTTCCGTTCATTGAAAATGCGAGACGTGCCTACAGACAACTATCACTCATTGAAGATGCTATCGTCATTTATCGGCTAGTCCGTGCACCAGAGCGTTTAGTTTTTAATGTAGATGTAGGAAATATGCCCCCGCCTAAAGCTGAGGCGTATCTTCGCAAGTTAATGTCTAATTATTGGTCGCGTAGAACATATGATGCGGATCAGGGGGCAACGGTACAGAAATTTAATCCACAATCAATGCTGGATAGTTTTTGGTTTGCTAAGCGTCAAGGTAGTGAAGGTACAACAGTAACACAATTACCCGGCGGAGCCAATCTCGGTGAATTAACCGACTTAATGTATTTTGTACAAAAACTTTATAAATCTCTTAAAGTACCTATTTCACGTCTTAATGCTGATGATACATTTAAAGACGGTACCGACATTCTTCGCGAAGAGCTTAAATTTGCACGATTTATAATTAGACAGCAGCAACGTTTTGCTAGCGGATTAAGGAATGGGTTTATTACACATCTCAAACTTAAAAAACTTTGGGAAGAATATAAATTAAAAGAGTTTGATATTGATTTATGTTTTAACGTTCCAACTAATTTTTATGAACTTAGAGAAAACCAAAAATTTCAATTAAAAGCAGAAAACTTTAATTCTATTACACAGAGCGATCTTGTTTCTAAGACATATGCACAAAAGAAATATCTCGGATGGTCGGATACCGACCTTATGGCTAATAGAGAGTTTTTAAGAAAAGATAGAGAGCTGCTTTGGGAGTTAGATCAAATTACAAATGCAGGTCCAAACTGGAGAGAACAAGGTGCAGCTGCACAGGGTCAAGCCCCTGCGGGCGGTGAAGCTAATGCTGCAGGCGGAGCAGGAAGCGGAGGTGGTTCGCGCTTACCACCTGAATTTGGACCCGGTCCTGCTGCAGCTGGTGGTGAAGCTGGTGCCGCAGCTGCGCCCTCTGAAGCACCAGCTGCTGGAGCAGCACCGGCTGCTGGAGGAGCCCCTGGTGCTCCTGCAGCTTAATAGCATAAATATCTAATATGGATTGCTCTGCTATAACACCAGTTACAGCGTTTCAAAGTACTAATCTTAATAGTAAAATTGATTCATTTACTAGATTAGCTGATAGGATAACTCGCTCTCTTGGCGCTCCTATGATTAATCTCGAAATACATCATGATCAATTGTTTGAAAATATTTCAATTGCTTGTGAAATGTTTGCAAAATTTGCTGGCTATACAGAAGAAATATTAATTTTTGATTCGGATTTATATGTCGATGGCAAAGGGTTAAAACTCGATGAACTCTATACTATTACACCCTATTTTAATAAAACTATTACACCTTCATCTACTGTTTATGTTGCGACATCTTCACTTCCTGCAACTGTTTTTTCATCTTCTGCTATTCTTTCTTCTGAATACGAAAGCGGTATATTTGAAAATCAAATCTTGACAACAAGTAGTTATCTTTCCGTTATCAACTTCGAAGGTACTTTAGCTCAATATTTTAAAGCATCCGGTAACAGTCAACTTAAATTTGTTAATAGCTTTGATTACGATGCAATGGATTATAGAAAGGTAATCGATATTATCGATTTTGAAGAAGGGTCTAATAACGGTGTTAATACATTATTTACAATTGAACAAACATTAGCTCAACAAACATATTTTAGTTATGCAATGGGTAACTACGGGTTCGATTTAATTAGCTGGTATACACTGAAGAATTGGTTGGAAGTTAGAGAAAAATTACTTGCTCAAAGAAGATATATTACATTTGATGATAGAACACAATATCTTGTATTTTACCCACCACCACGTACACCTGGATCGGGTAGCCGTTTCTATGGTGTTATCGCTTGTTATGTCGAAAGACCTCTCCGCGACATTATTAAAGAAGCGTGGGTTTATCAATATGCACTCGCATTAAGCAAGATATCTATTGGTAATGTACGAGGGAAATATACAGGCACAACGCTCTTCGGTGGCGGTCAAGTAAACTATAATGATCTTCTCTCACAAGGTTTAGCTGAAAAAGAAAAGCTCGAACAAAAGCTTTATGAGAGCTCTCCTGGATTAGGGGACGCTGCACCCCCACAATTCTTTGTTGGTTAATGATACCTATTAATAAAACAGATAAGTACCGTCAGGGCGTTTTTCGTCCTAAAAATTCTAAGAAATATGTAGGTAATACACCTCCTGTATATAGATCAGGGTGGGAATTAAGATTTTTTAGATGGTGCGATGAAAATGTAAATGTTATAGAATGGGCTAGCGAAGCTATAGTTATACCCTATATAAACCCTGTGGATGGGAAGGTACATAGATACTTTACAGACGGTGTAGTAGTTCTTAAGGAAGCCGACGGTATACATAAGTATGTAATCGAAATAAAACCTCGCGATCAACTAGTAAGACCAGAGGCAGGAAAAAAGAGAAACTCTACTATCATCTATGAAAATAAAAGATACATACAGAACATGGCAAAATGGGAAGCTGCTAAAAAGTGGTGTGATAAAAGGAATTATAAATTTTTAATCTTGACTGAAAGGGAGTTAGGCTTAAATAAATAGTTAGTAAAAATATAAATATTATTATGGCTCTACGTCTATTAGTTGAAACACCGGCTCCAGAAGAGCAATTTGAATATATTCTCGAAGAAAGAAATTCTAAAGAGCCAGCGCGCTTATGCATTCAAGGACCATATATGGTCTGTAATGAGATTAATAAAAATCAAAGAATTTATGAAAAGTCGGATATGGAGCGCGAAGTTAACCGCTACATTAAAGAAATGGTTAATTCAAAGCGCGCTATGGGCGAATTGAATCACCCTACTTCAGCTGAGGTTAACCTTGAGAGAGCTTGTCATATAGTTACAAATTTAAAAATGGAGGGTAATTATGTTATTGGAAAATCTCAAGTACTCTCAACTCCTATGGGTCAGATTGTACGGTCATTAATTAATGATGGTGTAAAGGTAGGTATGTCTAGCCGTGCTCTTGGAAAATTAAATGAAGAGTCAGGCGGTATTAACCGTGTTACTGATATGAGATTAATTGCTGTTGATTGTGTAGCAGACCCATCGTGTCCTAAGGCTTTTGTTAACGGCATCCTTGAAAGTAAGCAATTTGTTCTAGCTGCAGATGGTAATTTAGAAGAGGTTTTCGAACGTTTTGAAAATTCTCTAAGAAATTTACCTGTTAAAGATGTGCAAATTTATCTTAAAGAACAGATTCTTTCGTTCTTTAAATTCTTAAAGACTAACTAAAAAGATAGAAAATAATCAACAATTTATATAAATAATAATATGGCCAACAAAGCAGAGAAAAAGAAGATTAACGAGAGCCAAGAAATAATTAAGTTTATGCGCTCAATTTCTCAAAAAAATTATTCCGAGGCTAATAAATATTTACAGAACGCTATCGACTCTAAGATTAAAGCTAGAATCGG